CTCTAGGTAGAAAAATTTCTCTTAGGTTCTTACGTAACAAACTGGACGAGAACGCCGAGGGAGTATATGACACTAAGAAGTCCGGTGACTTTTTGATATTCGCATGTAAACATTCGATATCCCGAAGTTCATACTTCGTGACGATGTCTGGAGTGAAACTATCTAATGGTGAAGTGATATGATACCTAATAATTTTATTGACTTCTATGGAGACCAGACTCGGTGGTTCCTTGGTGAGGTTGTTAATGTAAAGGACGACCCTAAGAAACTAGGTAGAGTCAAGGTTAGAGTTTTCGGGGTTTACGATGATGTTGAAGAAGACGACCTGCCATGGGCCCAGATTGTTGTACCCGTTACTACAGGTATCCACAAAGGTAAGGGACAGAACCTAGGTATACTTGTGGGTGCACAAGTGTTTGGTATGTTCTTGGATGGTCAGAACTCTCAGTTGCCTATGGTTATTGGTACTGTACCCAAAGAAAACGACACTGGAAAAGTGGATACCAAAACAAAAAAACCCATCACAGAACCCGATACAAACTCCAAAGCACTAGAGAACTATCCCCATAATAAGGTTTATGAAACAGAGAGGGGTCACTACAAAGAGTATGATGATACGCTTGGCGCTGAACGTATTAAAGAATACCACAAGTCGGGTACGTACTACGAGATAGACAAAGACGGTAACATGACGATTGATGCTACTGAATCTAAGGCTAGAACTATAACAATCAAGGCCTCCGGTGAAATCAATGTCACCGCACCTGTCGTTAATGTGAACGGTGATGTGGTCAAACTAAACTCATGATGACGGAACTTCCATGTTCTGGTACAACTCTACCTACTAAGGCCGAGTTCGTTCAGGTGTACAATGACATCCTAATGATACCTAGTCAGTTGAAGGCGTACTCCGTTTCGACCCCAGACTTGGATGCCGAGGTACAGAAGCAGATAGATGATGTCGTCAAACAGATAGAAGACTTTGCAGAACTACAGTCCAGTATCCTATCACCGTACTGGCAGAAAGGTCAGATACGTAACTGGCAGAAGGAAGGTAGAGAGGCATGGTCTGAACTGATAGATGAGTTCCATATCTACATCCCAGCCAAGATGTTGGAGATGATATCCAAGGTAATACCAATAGGGTTCACTGTATCCATTATGGGAATCAGTGTTGATGTACTCAAGATACTGGAGAAGGACGAACAGGAAAGTATCAAGAGACAGATTACATCCGAAGTAGATAAGTTCTACGGTATGGTTCCTAAAGGGTACCAGTACTATGATGGCGAGTTTGGTGTGTTGTGTGATGAATGGAAGGGTAAGTTGACATGGGACTACTTTAAGAATGAAATCATCCTTTTCTGCACCAACACACTACATGCTGCATTCGGCAAGTTGATTGACAAGTTTAAGACGATATGGGATACATTAGGTCTACCTAGTCTACCCGCTCTACTCACATTCGATGTAGAGACATGGATACGTGGGCAGATAGATGGGTTCAAGGCGCAGGCAATTCAGTACAAAGAATCACTAGAACAACAAGCAGAACAACTCAAGAAAGACATCGAGACTGCGGTCGGTGATGCTAAGAAGAATGCTCAAGATCAACTAGACAAGTTGAATACCGACATCGAAGACTTCAGTGTCGGTGGGTTCGTCCAAGACCAACTGAAAGATATAAGTCTATTCGGTATGTCCTTACAAGATATCATTGGGGGTGAGATTAATACCAATGTTAAATGTCCGGAGGAGGAGATTGCAGACCTTGTACGTGCCGCAAGAGATTGGTTCGCACAGTGGCAGAAAGAACTCATTAACATGTGGATAAAGAAAATTAAATCTTTTTTGGATGCTATAGGATTAGGTGCTCTACTTGACTTCCTAACGCTGACATTCTGTGACGTACTTGGGTTGATAGGTATCCCGACATCATTCGAACTAACTTTACCTGAATTACCGTTAAATGATGACACGTTAACTGTATAAATAGTACAAAAAGAGTTTAACCATTATGGCAAAAGCATTCTCAATACAAGACGGTAACTTACAGAACAAACCGATTACTACTACGATTGAACGTACGTATTCGGATATTGACTGTACGTTCACCCCCAACCCTACTACAGGGGACATATACAAGACGACTGATGCTGCGGCAGTTCGTCAGTCTGTAAAGAATCTCTTGATGACAGAAAAGGGAGTTATGCCATTTCGTCCATATTATGGTGCGGGGCTCGAGCAGATACTGTTCTCATTGTCAACTGATTTGGATGAAGACGATATAGAACAAAGGGTACGTTCTACCATAGAAAACTATGAACCTAGAGCGGTACTTAAAGACATACAGGTTAATATTAACCCAGATTATAACTCGGCAAGCCTAACTATAACCTTTAGTGTTGTTAATACAACCAAGGTCGTTACTCTAGGTTTAACTATTGCAAGGGCAAGATAAATGACTATTAATACATCTGACTTAGATTTCTATGACATTAAGTCCAAACTAAAAACGTACTTCCGAAATAGTGGGGAGTTCGAGGACTATGATTTTGATGCAAGTGGTCTATCTAACATCCTAGATATCTTGGCATATAACACACATATTAATGGTCTTACTGCCAACATGTCTATCAATGAGTCGTTCCTGAGCACATCTCAGTTACGTTCATCGGTAGTATCACATGCAGAGAGTTTAGGTTACTTCCCTAAATCAAGCACTGCTGCTCGAGCAGTGGTCGATGTTACAATCACTATCGCTGGTGGCCCAACCTCATTCACCTTACCTAAAGGTTCGAGTTTCTTTGCTTCCATTGATGAGTCCAACTACGAGTTCTTTACTACACAGAACTACACTGTGGCTAACTCTGGTACCGACACATTTACGTTCACCGGAGTAACTCTGATAGAAGGTAAGGAACAATTCAAGACGTTCCTTGCAGACAGCAATATCGATATACCTTATGTTATTCCAGAAAGCACATTAGACACATCTACAATGATAGTCAATGTGTTTCCTAATGGTACCACCGAAGAATCTGAAATATATCTTAACGTTAAAGAGGTTGCGACTGTCTCTGATGAGTCACGCGTGTACATGGTACGCGAATCTCACAACGGTGATTACGAGATGATATTCGGAGATGGTAACGTACTTGGGGTTCGACCACAGACAGGAAACGTCATTAGGGTAGAGTATATTGCGACCAATGGCCCTGCTGCTAATGGTGCGACGACGTTCACCTTGAATGAGTTCTCTGGTACAGGTTACGTTATCGAAGTAACAACCGTATCTAATTCAGCGGGTGGTTCTAATCCTGAAAGCATACAGTCCATCAAGTTGAACGCGCCACTTGCATACTCTGCACAGAACCGATTGGTCACCGCAGATGATTACACTGGATTGATATTAAGTAACTATGGTGCATATGTAAATGATGTTGCAACATGGGGCGGTAACGATAATGTACCCCCACAGTACGGTAAGGTGTTTGTGAGTTTAAACTTCCTAGAAGGAGTTGATGAGAACTCTAAGACTATGGTTGAAGATATGATTAGGAACCAACTGACTTCTAATCTATCTATCATGTCTATCGATACAGAGTTTGTTGAACCTCAATTCACTTACCTAGAACTCCAGACGTTTTTTAATATCGACCCTATCAAGAACACCACAACTCCAGAAGCACTTCAGGTACAGGTTGACGAACTAATACAAAGTTATATGAGTATTAATCTGAACCAATTCGATTCAGTATTCCGACGTTCTAATCTATTGTCTTTAATAGACTCATTTTCTACTGCAATCTTAAACTCTAGAATGGACATTAAGGTACAACAGTTAATCGACATCACTCAATTGGTTGCGGATTTAGAAGCTGCACAAACAGCGGCGGGCATCCCTTTCAACACGTATATCGAACAGGACTATACTGTCAACTTCCCTGTTATTCTAGCAGCACCGGATAAAGACGACTACGTAGTAACCTCTACGGTATTCAAGTCTAATGGACGGAACGTATTGGTCAAGAACGAATTGGGTTCGACCAAACTACAACTCGTAGACCTCAATGGTGTTGTGAGAATTGCCAACATCGGTTCATATGACCCTGCTAAAGGTACGATATTCTTGAATTCCTTGTTAGTAGACAAAGCGGGGTACGTGGGTAGGGGTATTAAAATAAGTGCAACTCCGGCGAACCAGAGTACAATTAGTCCATTGAGAAACTACATCTTTGCTCTGGATAGTGAGGCCTCGTCTACCACAGGTAGAGTAGACTCCGGAGCCACTAAGGTTCTATTGTAATGTCACGATTTCTCGCTAATCAATATCGAACGAATGCTAAGTTTCATCAGAGTCAGGTAACTCAAATACTTCCTGAATTCTATCAGGAACAGTATCCGGATTTAATTAAGTTTATTGAGGTGTATTACGCATACACCGGAGAAGATGGGTCTGCTTCGTTTACTGACCAGATTCATGATTTATTTAATATACGGGATATCTCTTCGACCGACATAAAACACTTGAATCTTTTGATAGGAGAGATTAGTGATGGTTTAGAGACAACTTCGTTCTATCAAAACCCACGGTTGATGGCGAAACTTCTTTCCGACTTCTATCGTAACAAGGGTACAAAGTTATCTGCGGAACAGTTCTTTAAAGCATTCTATAATGAATCTGTCGAAGTATCATATCCCAAACGTAACATTTTTATACTGAACGATAAACCGGGCGGTTCATTAATCGGCCCAGAGTCACTCAAATATATTCAAGATGACAAGAAGTATCAAATCTTCTCAATTCTTTTGAAAACAGGTATGTCACTCAGTGACTATGAAACTCTATATAAAAAGTTGGTACACCCTGCTGGTTTCTATCTAGCTGCAGAAGTTGAGACCCAAGGTATTGCGGATCTCAACCTGCGAGCGGGACTTACAACTGACCCGTTAGAAACACCTAACTATCCAATTGTTATTCAAGGTACTGCGTTACCTACTGCTATGACCTCTCGTTACAGTCTACTGACTATGGAAGAGACAGATATTATGGATGCACGGTCTCAGTTACAAAGAGATGAGGGTTCCGGTATTGTTGTAAGTTCCCTAGAGACCCTAGAGAAGTACGACGGTATGTCTCTACAAGACCTAGCAGACGACTTCGGTACGATTGGTAATTGGGTCGGTGTTGCGTCATCTCGACTAGACGATGAAGGTCTGGACATATCTTCGGGATACGAAACACTAGACGATGACACATATCTTTAAATTTATAAATAAGAGTGATTAATACAGGGGCCGCTGATGGCTAGACAAATACTTAATACTGGTGGCGCTGCAAACGATGGTAAGGGCGATACCCTTCGCAACGCCAGTCAGAAGATTAATGATAACTTCTCTGAACTCTACACCCTCATTTCTTTGGGTGGTGGTAGTGGAGGTGTGTCTGCCGAACAACTCAAACAAATAGTAGAAGATGAGATCACTATTCAGTTGGACGGTATAGACCCCGATGGGGGAACGGGTACAGCGAACATACTTCTATATAAGAGTTCCAATGAAGAGGTTCTTTCAGCTGACCAAGACATAAACGTTTCCACAACATATACTTTCGCGACAGGTGACTTAATAACCACTGTAGGTTCTAGCACGGACTTCAATGGTTGGAGTGATGACCTACCTACTACTGGTCGATATGTATTCATGGTACAGACCACAGTTATCGGTACAGAGGACGAGCAAGAAGTCCCTGTTGATAAGTGGTCTGTCCCAGTACTAATCTACGACCGTGGTCTACCTAACTTGATGGTTGATATACTCGCACCTAATGGAAACATCTTCCGCAATGACACTGGTCAGACGGAAGTAAAAGCATTTATAACATCTGATGGTACTGAAATATCATCGGAGGACTATAATAAATTTAATTATGAATGGACTAGTGGCGGTGCACTTGTATGTGTCCACGAAACAACGCGATATGTCTCACACATTGACGGAAATATTGTCACTGTTGAGCCTGATGGTACATGTCCTATAGGGTTTGGCGTTCCTGCCACTAACTCTGGGGATGTAGACAATTTCCCTAACGGTGAATTAAAAACTTTAAACATAGAAGCGCAGGCGGTTCCTAATTCGGGTACCTTACCTTTGCAATTAACAATTAACGATAAACAAGAGGATTAACAATGGCACTTAGAACGGCAACCGCCGCCATAACCCTAACCGACTTGGCAGATGGCCAGAGTTCGGTAACTGCGTTCTTGACTAACGAAAACCACACCTTTGCGGCAAGTGATGCGGGTGTTGTATCCGATGCAACAAGACGTGACTTTTCATGTTCTGTAAAGGTATTCATTGGTGGTACCGAACAGTCATTCGCAACTGGTTCTTCTCCATCAGAAGGTCAGTTTACACTAGGTTCTATCTCTGCGGTAAGCGGATGGGAATTCCTAGTATCACAATCTGCCGGCACAGATATCGGTGGTGGTGTAACTAAAGGTGCTGGTGTTGTATATGCTGACCAAATCGGTGTACCTTCATCTGCAACTATTCTTGTACCGGTCACATATAACAATGGCGGTACAACTGGAACGTTCACTCTAGAACTTTCTGTTAACCGTATTCAAGATGGTGCTGGTGGTACAATCATTAACTTGATTCCATCTAGTCAAATCTTCTCTGCTGATGCAGACGGTAAAATCCTAGGTAGTCAAAACAACAGTTCTATCCTATTCGACATCGCTGGTTCTCCAGGCGCATTGGACTATGAAACTTCATTGGACGGTGCTCCATTCCAGACTCAGACTTCTACCTCTAATAACGCTGGTGGTATTGCTGGTTACGATGATGATGCCTCAGGTGCATTCTCAACTGGTACTCTACCAACTACTGCTGTATCTGGTGCTCGTCTAGAGATTAAACCAGAGAATATCGGTGACGGTAGTTCGACTCTTACAGTTCGTGTAAGTGGTGAACAAGGTAAAGATGCGGTTACTTTCAGTAAGGTTCGAGCTGGTCGTGCAGCAGTATATGTTGAACTAGAAGCAAACAACCCTGTAGTATTCCGCAATAACCAAGGTGACCCAGTCACATTGACCGCGAAAGTATATGACGCGAACGATGGTTCTGAACTCAGCGACGGTGTTGGTGGTATGTCTGTAGCATATGGCTGGGAATGGATCTCAGGTGCTCAGGTTTATGTTGCGAACGCAAGTCTAGAAGTACAGACAGATGCATCTGGCACCCCTCTGGGTTCTGGTGGTAGTCCAGTACGACGCGCTGCAAACGGTTCAACCAGTTCCGCAGAAGTCAACACTAATCAAGTAATTGTCGGCCCATCTGATATTCCAGATACAGGCGCGCCAATCAGCATTCGTTGTAATGTTACTGTAACTACACCATAAATTAATTGGTAGGAAGTAAAATGGCAACTATAAGAGCCTCACAATCTATAACCTTTACAGATCTATATGATGCGTCTGGCTTTGAGTACATTTATACTAAAACAATCTCCAGTATCGATGATGCTGGGGATTTCCTATCGACCCAACTTCCTAGTGATAGTTGGACTTATGGTCTACCTTCTCCGGCCGGTGCGGTTGATGGAATCTCTTGGACTACTTTCCAAGGAGACCTAAGCACTTCTTTCCCAGTCCTTTGGCAATGCAGACGATTTGTAAACGGTAACCCAGCGACCGGAGACTCTATTCCAGCACCGTGGGAACCACCAACACGTATCGCTATGATGGGTGCCGCAGGCCCTGCTGGTGAACAAGGCCCTGCTGGTGCTCCTGGCGCTGTTGGTGAACAGGGTGCTCAGGGTAATACTGGCGAACAAGGCCCACAAGGATTAGCAGGTGAAGTCGGTGCTCAAGGCCCACAAGGACTTCCTGGGCCCCAAGGAGACCAAGGTATCAAAGGCGACCAAGGCGAGCAAGGAGCTCAAGGGCCTATAGGTCTTCAAGGAGAAATTGGTGTCCAAGGTAACCAAGGCGAGCAAGGAGCTCAAGGTGAGGTAGGGTCAACTGGTCTTCAAGGTATCAAAGGTGACCAAGGTGAACAAGGTGATACTGGCCCAATCGGCCCTATAGGTCTTCAGGGTCTTCAAGGTAATCAGGGAGAAACTGGGCCGCAGGGACTTCCTGGCCCACAGGGTGAAATCGGTGTCCAAGGTAGTCAAGGTGAGACTGGTGCACAAGGTGATATTGGAGAGAAGGGAGAGCAAGGTCTTCAAGGTGCTATTGGTGCACAAGGTGAGCAAGGAGCTCAAGGTGACGTAGGCCCAACTGGTTTACAAGGCGCACAAGGCCCTGTGGGCCCACAAGGTTTACAGGGTGACGCTGGTGCTCAAGGCCCACAAGGGGAGACTGGTCTACCAGGCCCAACTGGTTTACAAGGTAGTTCCGGACAGCAGGGTGCTGCCGGTGCAACTGGTGAAACAAACTTCCCATACTATACTAATGCCCCTAGAGACTATGACCCGAACGACCTACAGCCTACGGGAACCTCTTTGACTGGTGGTATCTACCAAACTAATGGTGGTACTTACTTGTGGAATCCAAACCCAACCGCAGTGCCAGGCGGTGTTACTAACATCAACTGGCAGATATATGCGATTGCTGCTGTTGCCTCAAACATTACGTCAAGTAGTTTCTTAGATGCGTTTCTAACAGTTGGTGCTCAAGGCCCGATTGGTGATCAAGGAGCTCAAGGCCCACAGGGTCTTCAGGGCCCTATTGGCCCAACTGGATTACAAGGTGAGCAAGGAGCTCAAGGCCCTCAAGGACTTCAAGGAGACGTTGGAGAAAAGGGAGACCAAGGTGAACAGGGACTTCAAGGTAACATAGGTGCACAGGGACTGCAAGGAGCTCAAGGTGAGATAGGTCTTCAAGGAGACACTGGCCCACAAGGTATAGCAGGCCCACAAGGTTTGGTCGGCCCAAGAGGTTTAACCGGAGACACCGGGCCACAAGGTGCACAGGGGCCACAAGGTTCTGTTGGTGCTAAAGGAGACGTTGGTGATCAGGGCCCTACTGGTCTACAAGGTGCTCAAGGTATCGCTGGGCCTCAGGGAGATGCCGGGCCTAAAGGGGATACTGGTATCCAAGGGCCAACTGGAGCCGCCGGAGCAAAAGGTGACACAGGTGCTAAAGGTGAAACAGGTGCGCAAGGGCCACAAGGTATAGCAGGCCCACAAGGAGATGCAGGCCCGAAAGGAGATACTGGTCTTCAGGGGCCACAAGGTAATGTTGGTGCTCAAGGTGCTCAGGGCCCTACTGGTCTACAGGGTGCTACTGGTCTACAGGGTAATGTTGGCGCGCAGGGTGCACAAGGGCCACAGGGGCCTACTGGTTCAGCAGGTTCTGCTGGTAATGCAATTGTATTTGACACGGATGCTACAATAAACCCAGATTATGGTGCAGGGTCTAAGTCAGATTTAGTCCGACAATACCGTGGTACTAACGAGGTACTACAGAACGACATATATTGGTCTGTGGGAACAGGACGCGTTTATCAGTATCAAGGTGGAAGTATCAATAGTACTACCGACGTTCCTTTCGGCGAGATTACTTCGGGTGGTATATTATCTCTAGAAGGAATTAAGGATGCCGTTTCTGGAACTTCACAAATAAAATTTGAAGATGATAACATACAGATTATCGAAAACAGTAAAGTAAGAGTTCGTTTAGGTAAGTTATAAATACCGATATGGACAATTAATTTGTAAGGGGCTCCGGCCCCTTTTTTATTAGAGAATGATTATATGATATATGTGATTGATGATTTTTACGCAAACCCAGATTCCGTTCGAGAATTTGCTCTCCAGTTAGACTTCGATATTGTAGGGAACTATCCTGGCCTCCGGACTAAACCGTGTTCGGACGATGAAAATTATATCGAAGAAATAAAGAAAACTTTTGAAAACGTATTGAATAAAGAGATTACACATTTCCCTCTGGATGAGTACAACACATCGTTTCAGTATACTACTTGGCGAGACACTACTTGGGTTCATCATGATGCGATGTCATATGCAGCAGTAGTATACCTACACCCCAACCCTATGCTCGACTCAGGTACCTCAATGTATCGACATAAGGCAACAGGTATAATGAAGCACAAAGAAGGTCTCCCAGACTTCAACGAAGTGTCTACCTCTCTTGATGATTGGGAGACAGTGACCGAAGTAAAGAATGTTTACAACCGTGCAATTATATACGATTCCATGAACTATCATCGCTCAACAATCCCTGGCTTTGGGGTGGATAAAGAAAGTGGACGATTATTTCAGACATTTTTCTTTGATGCGAAATAGAAAATTAAAAATAATGCCTTATAATTGTTATAAATAACTACAAATGTTTTCAACACTGCACAGGACATAAAAATGCCAGCTATAGTAAGACAAACAATGGGTAGGACTTTAGCGAGAAGTCTTCTAGAAGATATCCAAAACTCTTCTAATGAATACTATATCGGTATTGGTAAGTCGGATCTCTTCAATGCTGAAGATACAGTAATTCCACCTATCGATTCCCCATTCGAAGAAAGAGAGTTTCGCAACAACTTGCAATCAGTAAAGAAGGTCGAAGGTTCTACGTTTGTAGCAAAAAGAGTGAACTGGTCTTCAGGTACTATTTACGCTGGTTGGGACGATGCTGTTGACCCAGATAACACAACTCCGTGGTACGTGTTGAACGATGCGAAAGAAGTATACATCTGTTTAGACCACGCCAAGAATTTGGACGGGTCGCCTAAGCCATCAATGATAGAACCTAACTATGGTCTACTCAATGTTCCCTACGAAGATGTCTTCACCACGGCAGACGGTTACACTTGGAAGTTTTTATATTCCTTAACCCCAGAAACAATCTATCAGTTCCTATCATCAAACCACATTCCTGTACAAGATGCAGAGTCTATTGAAGAGGGCGACCCTATCGAAGACCTTCAGGCAGTTGTTAAGGCAGGTGCGGTCGGTGGACAAATAATTAGTGCATCTGTTGAGAATGGCGGTTCTGGTTACACTACAGCACCTACATTAACCGTAATTGGTAATGGTGTTGGTGCAACTGCGGTTGCTCACATATCTGAAGGAGTGGTTACTAGAATTGAAATGACTGACTTCGGGTCAGGATATACCTATGCATCATTTGATGTTGGTGGCGGTGGTGGCTATGGTTGTGAAATACGTGCAATCGTGACTAGTCCAAACGGTATTGGTTTTGACCCTATAGATGATTTGAAAACAAATGCAGTTCTAATAAATATCAAACCAGACGGTGTTGTAGATGATACCTTTATTGTAGAGAACTCTTTCCGACAAATGGGTGTTATTAAGAATCCACTGACACCAGAAAATTCCCCGTTCGTTGCTACTTCCGCTAAAGTACTATCGACCATAACTCTTGTGACCTCTTCTCCGTTTGATTCCGGTGCGACCATCACAGGTGCTATCTCCGGTGCAGTTGCTTACGTTGATGAGTCTGCTGATACCGTAGTTTATTACCACCAAAACGAATCTACAGGGTTCGCTCAATTCCAAGTAGGAGAGTCGGTAACTCAATCAGGTGTCGCGGTATCGGGAGAGGTCGAATCTCTTTCTCATTCAAATGGTATAAATCGGTTCTCTGGTGATGTCCTATATATTGAGAACCGCGCAAGAATACGACGTGATGCAGAACAACAAGAAGACATTAAGATAGTCATAACCGTTTAGGATTAAATCATGGTAGATTTTACAAATAAAATTTTTAAAGAAACATATCGCGATTTTTATGATGCTGAAAAAGGTTATCATCGTGTATTGTTCAACTCTGGACGTGCACTACAAGCACGTGAGTTAATCGAATCACAAACAATCATCCAAGAAGAGATTGCACGATTCGGTCGTAACATTTTCAAAGAAGGTGCTCTGGTAAATCCAGGCGGCGCGACTGTAGACAATACATTAGAGTATATTCGACTAGACCCTATTAGTATCCTGGGCCCAGACCTACTGGGTAAAACCCTAACTAACGGAACTTTAGTAGTTAAAGGTATCGAATGTAAGGTAATCGAAGTTGTCGAGTCCGTTAATGGCGACCCTGCTACACTATACGTACAGTACACAGACACTTCTGAGGCCTCTGACAATACTGTCGCTCCTCGGGTATCCTCTCTCGACACTCTAGTAGCACTAGACGGTACTTCAAATTCTTCTATTGTTGTTATTGATGACAGCGCAGACCCCATTCCTGCTGTCGGTAAGGGAACTAAAGCATACTTTGCTGCAGGCGACTTTTTTGTACAGAACCACTTCGTCTACATGGAAGGTGGTAGTTCGTTCATTAACAAATACAGTGCACTACCAACCGCAGATATTGGATTCCGTATTGAAGAGGCGATTATCACCGAAGGTGAAGACAATAGTCTCTACGACAATCAAGGAGAAGTTCCAGATGCAACAGCTCCTGGCGCGCATCGATACCAGATTAAATTAGTACCCACTACACGCGACCAAGTAATAGCAGAAGAGAACTTTGTATTTGTTGCACGTGTTGTTGATGGTATCATTACTCGCGAAGTAACTACCTTCGACTCATACAACCGAATCAATGACCTTCTTGCACAACGTACAAAAGAAGAGTCTGGTAACTACGTAGTAGAAGAGTTCAAGGCGATTTTTGAAGAGAAAGATGCTAATAACCTTAACCTAGATGTTACCGAAGGTATTGCATACGTAGATGGATATCGACTAGAGATAGGTACAACAGATATCAATGTGCCGAAGTCAAGAGACCTTATTACGAAAACAAATGAACCAGTACCTGCCGCATATGGTAACTACGTTTATATTGACGAAGCCCTAACTGAAGGGTTCGGTAGTTTCGATGTCTTTGGTTACCAAACACTAAAAGACTCTACTGGTTCTGTCATTGGTTACTGTAATGTTCGTGGTGTTCAACGAGATGCTGTTGGTGTTCGAGTATATATCTTTAATATTCGCATGGGCGCTATTTTTGGAAATGGAGGTTTCCACAGTTTTTCTGAAACCGATGTTATGGAAGATAACATCCCAGGCGGTGGAGCTCCACAAATAAAACTAGTAGACAGCATAATCCATGAAGCATCGAACAACAATTTATTGTTCCCGCTACCTAGAACAACACCCTCTATAGACCCTATTACTGCTAACTACACTATCCAACGATATACTAGACAGACAGCAGATGTTAGCGGGGAGATTAGTCTTTCTGGTGTAGAACAAAGTCAGTGGGTGATATGTGATACAGGAAGTGCTATCCTGTCGATTACCCCAGATATGTCAGGCACATACAGTGGTCTAACTACCGGACAAGAATACGACATTGCATACTACGTGGAACTTAGTAATGTGCAACCACGCACCAAACAAATTGCAACTGGAGTTCAAACCCAGACCATTCCTACTCAAGATTGGCAGGCCCGTCCAGTATTTACACAAAATGTTGATGGTATCGCTCTGCAATCGGTTAAGTTTAGAGATGATGTTGCTACTGATTGGGCAGATGCGGAAGATATCACTTACCAATTCTACTTAGATGGCGGTCAACGTGATAACTTCTATGACCGTGTAGTGGTATACATTAAGTCTGGATATTTTATACCAAGTGGTGGCGATTCTGAGATTCAGGTCACTTACACCTACTATGACCACCAAGATGATGGTGTTTTCTTCGCCGCAAGTTCATATGTTGATGACACTTACGAAACTATTCCTGATTATAATGCAGCAACAGGTCAAGTGATCTCTATGCGTGATGTGTTGGACTTCCGTCCAGACCGAGCATTCACTTACACCGGTGAGTTCGACGTTAGAGCCGAACTACCACAGAATGCTTCTGCAATTACAATCAACACTATCCAATACTATCTACCGCGTATCGATATCCTTGTTGCTAATGCGGTAGACAGTCGTGGTAACATCGGATTCGGTGAACTACAATTGATTCAAGGCGAGTCCAATGTAATCCCACGTGAACCAGAGATTCCTACAGGTTCAATGGCGTTGTATAAGTTCCGTTTGAACCCATACACATTCGGTACCGCTGACCTTACTAGTACGTTTATTCCAAACAAACGTTTCACGATGAAAGACATCGGTAAACTGGAACAACGTGTTACAGACTTATTCGAATTGACCACTCTGAGTTTGTTAGAGTCGAACACCAATGCATTGACTGTAGTAGATATCAACGGTAATGCACGTACCAAGGCTGGTTTCATTGCAGACAACTTTAGTTCTTTCATCTTCTCAGATATCGACAACTTAAACTACCGCGCATCTATCGATCCACGGGGATTGTTGAAACCATCCTTCCGCGAGAACTCAGTCCGTCTTTCTTATAGTACGGACAACGTTGATGCTGTTGAGAAACATGGCGACCTAGTAACTCTACCTTATACAGACGTTACTCTAGTATCACAGTTGCTTGCGACAGATACAATGAACGTGAATCCATTTGCGGTGCTTACTCAAACCGGACATATGGAGCTTTCTCCATCATCGGATGAGTGGGTTGAGACTAGAACTCTACCGTCTATCATGCAGACCACTGTACGTCGATTCGAAAATTTCGATGCAGACCTATGGCAGCGTCAAGCATTGCGTACCGGAAGAAATTCTAATAATACCTTGACAAATAATGGATTGTTCACTACAATACCAAGAGACGTTTCCTTCAGAGAAACCACTCGTAGCATTCAGGACTTTATTGGTGAACAGGTTGCAGATGTCGAGATTGTTCCATTCATGCGTTCTCGTAGAATCCACTTTACTGCAAAGGGTCTACGTCCCAACACTAAGATGTTCGCATACTTTGGTAATAAAGAGGTGAGTTCATGGGTAAGACAAGAATCATCTTCATCTATATTCTCGGACGACCCTACAGAGTTCGGTAGTCAGTATGCGAATGCAACTGAGTATCCATCAGACCTAGGTGGCCCTACCACATTACAAACCGATGCTAATGGTGAATTGGTCGGTAGTTTCTTCTTACCCAATACACCAACAATTAACTTTAGAACTGGAACTCATGAATTAAAACTTCTTGATGTGAGCGTTAATAGCGACAATGAAGCTACGGCTTCAACTCGTGCGAACTACACCTCAACGGGTACCGTCGAAAGTGTGCAGAGAACTATCCGTACAACACGAGTGCTTAATGTCCGTGCTGGTCGTCAAGACCCTCTCGCTCAGACATTCTTCGTTGACCAAATAGAGAACCCTAATGGTCTGTTCATAACTAAAGCGCGAATCTTCATGGAGACCAAGGACGACAACATTCCTCTACAGGTTCAGATTCGTTCAGTAGAGAACGGTATACCTACTACACGTATCGTACCTGGCGCAGTCAAGTTTGTTGACCCTGCTGATATTACAGTAACACCGGTTATTGATGTGGAAGAAAATGGTATAACCTACTTAACCGGACGAGCAACAATCGTTGAATTTGATGAACCAATCTACTTGACAAGTGGGGAAGAATATGCGATAATCTTACTTGCTGAGTCAGTGGGATATAACTCTTATATTGCTGAAACCTACGAGAACATAATTGGTTCACGCGAAGATAGAGTAACAAGACAGCCTACTCTAGGTTCTTTGTTCCTATCTCAAAATGGTTTCACATGGACACCAGACCAGACTAAAGACTTAATGTTCGAATTAGACCGTGCTGATTTTGATACTTCGGGTACATTAGTACTTGACAATGCATCGTTACCTAAAGTTACATTGGGGCTAGACCCCTTAGAAACAACTATAGGTTCATCATCTGTTCGTGTTTATCACGAAGGTCATGGATTTAGTTATAACGATACAGTATCTATATCTGATGTGCCTAATGCAATTGGTGGAGTACCTTCAACAGATTTCGAAGGCACCTTCTTGGTGTCTAATCCAACATGGAATGGATATGACATTACCGTTGCAACTCCTGCAACATCTTCTGCGGTGGGTGGTGGTAATGATGTAACTGCATCTCAACAAGTGTATTATGATGAGTTTGTTCCACAAATACAAACCGTCACACCGAAGAAAACTACTATTACGACTGAACTGTTTAGTCCTTCGGTTTCTTCCTATGGAGATTCTAGGTCTACCAATCAGTTTGGTTATGGAATAACAACATCTAAGACCGTGTTTTTAAACGACTATAACACTAATACATTACCTAGTGTTGTCGCATCTTCGGATAATGCGGGTGGTTCAGAAACAATGAAGTTCAACCTAAACTTGTCTACAGAAGACACGAAGGTTTCTCCGGTCATCGACCTCCAAAGGGTATCTGTTCTTGCCCTAGAGAATGTTATTGATAGTACTGATGCAGCGCAACATATAACTGTACCAATAGTAATTAACGAATCCTCTGTGGGCCTAAAGATAATCTTTGCAGCAAACCGTCCGTCTCCTGCTGACTTCGAGGTTTATGTAAGAGTCACAGCGGATGAAGACGCCTTGGTTGCAACTGATGATGAGGGTAACTTTATTACAGAATGGGTACAGGCTACTATAGACAAGGAACTGCCTTCGGATGACAATCCATCGACCTTCCGTGATTATGAATATACTGTTAATACCGACCAGTTCACCGCATTCCAAGTAAAGATTGTGATGCACTCAAGCAATTCATCCAAGTCTCCGGTAACTAGAGACCTACGTGTTATTGCGTTGGTAACATAATGAATAGTCACCAGAGAGTTGAGGGACACAACGATTTGGTAAGGGATATGCGAACGGGTGTTATCCTAAATACCAATAAAACCGCAATCGAAAATGCTAGGAAACGAAGTAAGATACATCAAGAACAACAGGAAAATATCGATTCTTTATCCATAGAAGTCAAGGGATTGAAAGAGGATATGACACAAATAAAAGAATTGCTTTTTCGTTTATTAGAGGATAAGAAATGAGCACAGGTAGCATACAACTAGTCAATCTCGCAGATAATATCAATGCGGCATTCGATAAGATTAATGAAAACTTCGAGTTGGTAGAAACGGGAGCTTTTGGCGGTGGTCTCGATTCTGCGAATATCACCAATGTGGTTAACCAAGAATTTTTAAGTCAATTCACTCTAACCACTGATGTTGACCTAACTGATGTTGAAGCAGGTATTGCAGCGAATGCAGCCTCACTGTTGACATTACAAGCAAGCATCACTCAGAATGATAGTGGTATCAGTGTCCTCGCTGCCCAACAACAGGCTACTCAAGCACAACTTGATGGTATCACTCTTGATGGTATCGACTCTGACCTTCTTGCCAGCGCTATTGCAAATGCAAACACTGCTCTAATCTCTCGAATCGATGCAACAGACAGTAGCGTCAGTGTATTCGCAGCTAACATCGACAGCGTAAATGCAAGTTTACTTCTTCTAGATTCTGCAACCCAAGACAGAATTGATGTAAATGTGAATGCAATAAACACTCTATCTGCATCTGTGACCGCAAACACCAGTGGTTTATCCGCAGTAGTTTCTGACGTAACACAATTAGATTTAGACCTTACTCAACTTATTTCTGATGGTATCACTCTTACACCAGAACAGATAACCGAAGCAATCGGTGGTGCATTAGACGATATGACTATTCGGTTGGATGCCGATAGTGATAAACTCAGTCTCGAAGCTCAGAAGATTACGGATTTAAATACATCTCTTTCTGCACTAGACAGTGCAACAGGCGCGTTGATTACAGCAGAATCAAACGCTCGGGCAACTCTGTCTTCACGTGTCGATTACAACTCTGATGGGCTTACTTCTATAAGCGGAGACCTCGTAGAACTAGAGACAAGGGTTGGTGATGATATCGCGGCCGCAAGTCAATCACTACAAACCCAAATAGACGGATTGGGTGGAACAACCGCAACATGGAATCTTGACTTAGTTGCTGGTACAGAGTCCAACCCACACATTGCTGGTCTCAAGTTTGGTAATGACGGTGCAACCGCAGAGTTCGCGTTGACCGCAGATACCTTCCGTATTGTAAATGCATCTAATACCGAGATTCAACCATTCACTGTAGTCGGTGACGAAGTTAAGCTGTCAAATGCGACAGTTACGGGACAACTAGATATAGGTACAGGTCTGACAGGTTCTCGTATGGAGATAACAAATGATGTTATTAACATATTCGAAGAATCTAATCTAAGGGTTAAACTAGGAAGATTGAGTTAATATATGTTTTATGTTTTGTCTAGCCACAACATTTATGCACTAAAGCGACAGTTCAAGACACTACCAAAAAATAAGACAACAGTAATAATAAACACATTAGACAATACGTTTCGAGAACAAGCAGAATCGTATTGCAAAGAAGAAGGACTTCGACACTTTATAACAGAAAGTGATGGTACCGCTGCTACTGGTAAGAATAGTTTTCTAGACCAGTTTGATAAAGACGGTGTACCACATGCGGTGTTGATTGATGGTGATGACTTTCTGACCCCAAGAGGGGTTAAGTGTTACCAAAAACTTATGGAGAAGAATGATGCTCCAGATGCGGTCGTGTTGTTCAACCAAATAAGTATTACTTCTCTGGAAGATAGTGCTGTTGATAGAAGTCAAGACCCGACTAGGCCTAATGATGATATTTCTGGATTGCCATGTAAATATACTCAAGGTGCTGCTGTAGTTGACTGGGATTTGTTATCTAAGGGGGATTTGATAGCAGACAATATGAAGAACGCATCGCAAGAGGATGTTGAAGTTTTTAAAAGTTACATATCTATACTTCAAACCTCAATGGGTATTGATGAAATAAGTACCCGATTAGTGTTCATGTCTCGTAAGGTATTGCCTTACAGATTTAAAAATTTAATAGTTGGAGAGGACACTCTTCAATTCTTGGAATTAAAAGACGCTCATGATAGAGGCGAACTAAATATGGTTGCCAATGATGAGACATACCCGACCTACATTTACGATGTGCGTATATCAGGTATCGCTATAAAAGAAAGCGGTCGCGGGAAAGGGAAGGGGTTCATCTCTTGGATGAAAACTCTTCTTAACGAAATAGAAAATTTAGGAATGCAGAATAGACTGCATGATACGAGAGTTCCTTTAGCGGAGTTATAAATGGCTTACGGTTTAAAAGTTTGGACAGCATCTGGATATGTTGCATTCGATTCAGAAGATATGGATACATACGTCAAGGTATGTACGTCTGGAACTGTGTATATTGGAAATGGTGCTACAGAAACAATCACGATTCCTACTGGTTTTGATTATGCTTATGTTAACGGCCCCACGGTAAACGTCGAAAGAGCATTTGAATATACAAAAACCAGTTCAACCGCATTCACTATAAAGAATGTTTCCGGCACCACCAATTTCTTTGGTTATGTCGCAATTAGGTTAAATTAATATGTCAGATTACGGACTACAGATTACCGGAACAAAATACGGTACAGAAAAAGTTATTTTTGATAGCAGAGATGTTGGTCGAGGAACCTTTCAACATCAAAAAGGAACGCTTGCGTTTGGTTCAACTATAACAACTAAAGTGAGCGACTTGCTCATGATTAATCTGACCAGACCTTCCAGCGGTTCTGCAAATGTTTTGGTAACTGCGGTTAAAACTCGTTCTGGGGATAATATAACGTGGGAGTTTCGGAAAAGGGTTGTGGGTGGTTCAAGCATTAACACGAATCAGTCTTCTATCACTGGAGTTAACTACGTAGTGTTACGAGATTCTGCAACTACCACCAGTTACGGTACTCACGGTTTGCAGTGTAGAGCTTATCTGGGTGGAGAGATAACCTTTGATAGTAGAATGTTCACGTCAACCGAAGGTGAAGTTCAACTAGATCCTACTCAGGCCTATGCTGGATTGTACGGGCATGGTTCTCTACTGGCGTTAGGTTGGAATGGTGCTGGTAGGTCTGGTTCCACTGGAGACGATTACTACTCCGCGTTTGCGTTGGAAGAAAGTTCTTGGACTGGAGGTACTCGTTCATATGGTTATTTGTGGACGACTGTCAACGTAAATAATGAGACCATTTATGGCTCGATTTATTCTGGTGGGACTTCCTCACTCATATACGCTAGGGGAGGTTCCGATGGTGGGGTCTTTCAATTTTCTGAAATAAACAATCCTTACAGTTCCCCGAATTGGGAATATCCTCAGGCGTTGGTACCAACATTTGCGGGAAGAAAAACCTTGGGTACGTATGACCCACAATAATAGTGAAATATTACAAAATTTATTAATTGGAGAAATATAAGATGCATCCTAAAGTCGCCATACACACAGAAGCAGGCGTAATCGTAAGAACCGATATGGACAACGGTCTTTATCCAGAAGATGGTCACTCAATAGAAGGTGATAGACTGGTTCATAGAATTTGGGATCTAGAGGGTCTCTCCGAGATGGAGTTCATGAATACTCGCGTCTGGAGCGAAGAAGACCAACAGTTCATTGAAGTTCCACCAAAACCAAATGTTTATGCCACATGGGTAGACGGTGACTGGGAGTGGGACGTAGAACACATTCTAGGCGAGATAAGATTCGTTCGCACCCAGAAACTGGTAGAGACTGACTGGATGCTTGTCACAGATGCTCCTCTAACAGAAGAAGAACGACAGTCGGTGATATCTTATCGACAGGAATTGCGTGATATCACGGAAACCATAGACATGACACAAGTTTCTTCTCTAGAAGATGTTATCTGGCCTATACTAGACTATTAAATATTTTATAATCTGTAAATTAATTTTGAAAAATGTGTGTGAACTCAGTTTATGCACATTTTTTTTATTATAAATAAATACTGTTATAACCCTTAAATTTAACTTTAGCTAAAGAGAGACGATATCGTGTCAGCATCTAGTATACCACTAAAAATTAAGAATGCTAATGGTGACCTACAGGAAATTACACCTTCAGAAGAGATGTATCTCGCTGTAAAGGTGGGTGAAGCACTAGCAGAGGCCTCTGCTGGTGATATCGGAGACCTCAGTTTAACTGATGGTGTAAACATTGGTTCTTTTGTAGATACGTACTACAATGAACCAACGGGTACTCACCCGTTGTCAAACATCACAGGCACTACAGTGACCACTACCTTGAAACAGGTTGGTGGTTCTGCAAGTGAAACTGATCCGAATTTCGCCCGTCCTGTAGGTTATTACGAAGTTGAACCAAATCCAGGCTTCTACGAAATGGTAGACGCAGACTTGGACAACTTAACAAATCGTGCACTAAAAAATATGGAGACATTAGGTCTTCAAGGTGCATTCGAACTTTCTACCACCTCTCCGGGCAGTGATTGGACAAAACATATTGATAATGTTTTTTCTAATACTCTTGGTGACGGTACAACAACAACTTATCATATATGGAAAAGAACTGCTCTGTCTACACCACCAGCTGGTGTTACAACTGTTCGTCCGGTAGCGACCGACTATGATGGAACTTCATCATTCAATGGTCTGAAAGAAATGTCAGACGCGGAGATCAAATATACTCTTGGTCAACGTGCAAAATCCCTCAGAGCAACAGCAGGCGAAATTGGTTCTTATCAGTTACGTTCGTCTGCACAGGGCGCACCAACCTCCGTTGGTACTTGGGCCGCACGTGGTTCTGCCTCAAACACTCAACCTTCTATTGTTACCGTAGACTATACTCGTACTCGCGCTTCTGCGTATGCACGTACTAGAGTATCAGCATACACTCGTGATCGAGTTTCTTCATATACCACTAATCGTGTTACAGACTTCTCTCGTACATTTGTTGGCAATTATGCTGGAGTTTATTCTCGCGACTTCGCTGGTAATTACTCTCGTAACTTCGCTGGTGAGTACACAAGAACTCGACCTTCTTCTTTTTCCGGAACATATTCGCGTACTCGTAACTCTACTTACTCACGTACTAGACTAACCGGATTTACCGCGTCATACACTGGTGTTTATAGTCGTGAACGTATATCTGCTTATACGCGTAATAACATTACAGAATTTGCCGGTAACTTCGCTGGTAACTATGCAAGAACTTTCGTGGGTAACTATGCAAGATCTTTCGTGGGTAACTACGCACGTGGATTCGCGGGCAACTTCGTAGGTAACTACGCTCGTGTTTCTACTCGGGCTTCTGCTAGAACTCGTTACTCAGCCTATGCCCGCACATCAACTCGCACTCGTTACTCTGCATATGCACGTGACCGTGTAACAAACTTTGCTGGTAACTTCATCGGAAACTATTCTCGAGCGTTTACTGGTGACTTCGCTGGTAACTATACAAGAACTTACACAGGTAATTACGCGGGCGACTTTGTTGGTAACTATGCAACTACCTTTACTGGTGACTTCGTAGGTAACTACTCACGCGGATTTGCCGGAGATTATACTGGTAACTATGTTGGTGAGTATGCAAGAACCCGTATAACCAACTATGCTGGTAACTTTGTTGGTAACTATGCAACTACTTTTACTGGTGACTTTGTAGGTAACTACGCACGTGGATATGTAGGCAACTATGCCGGAGATTTCGTCGGTGATTATGCAAGAACCTCAACCCGAACTTCCACTCGCACCTTAAACTATACTCGTACATTGTACTACGTTGGTGACTTTGCAGGCAACTATGCTCGTAACTACTCTGCAAACTATGCTCGCACTGTGGCATATACTCGTGTTTTGTACTATGCTGGTGACTTTGTAGGTAACTACGCACGTGCTCGTGCATTCAGTTACGTAGGTAACTACTCTCGTACTCGCGCACAAGGCGTTACATATACTGGTAACTATGGTCGTACTCGTACTGGTACTTACGGTGGTACCTATACGCGAGCTCGCGCTGCCTCATATGTAGGCAACTATGGTCGTACTCGTGTAACAAACTATGCCGGGAACTTCGTGTGTGACTACTCACGTAACCGAGCTGCATCCTATGTTGGCGATTACTCCCGTAACCGAGTCGCAGCTGTAGCCTATACTCGCAGTACGGGTTATGCTCGTACAGTAAATTACAGCAGAACATCGACTCGTGTCAGTTCTGGTACTGCTTCCTTTGTTGGTAATTATGCTGGTTATGGTCAAGACTTTCAATACACCGGCACTAACGGTAGCTACGCTTCATGGAAGTATGACTATGGTTACACCGGTGGTGTAACTCTTACCATCAGCTGGGCCGGTGCTGTTCGATTTTCCCAATTCTATTCTAATACTGCGTCGGCCCCATTCGACTATGTTGATGTAGGCAACCCATACGGTAGCACAAGATATACTAAGGGGCCAGCTCAAGCATCTGCTTCATATTTCTCTTACCACAGTGTTGCAGCGTCGGGTAATGCAAACTACCAATACTACACCAGAACTAGAATAGGTGCAGGGACTTCCTATACTGGTGACTTCGTAGGCAACTACGGTCGATCCACTACGTATTCTCGAACAGCCTCCTATAATAGAAATGTAACATATACTGGTAACTACGGTCGAACCCGTGCCGCAACATATACTGGTAACTATGGTCGTACTCGTGTAACAAACTATGCCGGGAACTTCGTGGGTGACTACTCACGTACTCGTGCGGCATCCTATACTGGTAACTATGCTCGTAACCGTGCATTCTCATATGTCGGGGACTACTCTCGCGCTCGTGCTGCAACACTGTACTATGTTGGTAACTACGCACGTACTCGCACTGGCTCTTATGAGGGTAACTACGCAAGAACTTCAACTAGAACTTCAACCAATACTGGTTACTACACACGTCAAGTTCTTTATACTGGTAACTATGCGACGGCGTACACTCGTAATCGTGTTCAGACCTTTACTAATACTGGTAACTATACACGCGTTGGTTCATACGCTGGTGACTTTGTCGGCAACTACACAAGAACTTCAACTCGTACTTCTACAAGAACTCGTTACTCTGCATATGCTCGTACTCGTATCACTAACTATGTTGGTGACTTTACTCGTGACCGTGTAACAGACTTTGCAGGCAACTTTGTCGGCAACTACACAAGAACTTCAACCATAGTTTCTACTCGCGTCCGGTACTCTGCATATGCTCGTACTCGTATCACTAACTATGTTGGTGACTTTACTCGCAATTCAACTCGCGATTCTGTTCGCAACCGTGTTTCAGCCTATGCTCGTACCCGCATTACAGATTACTCTGGTGTTTTCACAAGAGACCGTATTACGGACTTTGCTGGTAACTTCGTAGGCAACTATGCTCGCGGATATGCTGGTGACTACGTTGGTAATTATGTTCGTGGATTTGGTGGGACATACACTGGTGACTTTACTAGTGTATATACTCGTGAGTCTACCCGTGCTCGTTACTCTGCATATGTTCAAACTCGTGTGTCTTCATACGTAAACAATCGTGTATCCACATATTCACGTGACCGTGTAACTAACTTTGCTGGCGACTTTGTAGGCAACTACTCGCGTACATTCGCGGGAGAATTCGCTGGAACATATACCCGTGACTTCGTAGGCGACTTCGTAGGTAACTACTCACGTGGATTTGTTGGTGAGTACGCTGGTGCTTATTCAAGAGACTTCTCAGGTAATTACTCTAGAGCTCGTGTATCAGCTTACGCAAGAATACGCAACTCTACATACACTGGTACTTATTCTCGTGACCGTGTGTCTGCTTACGCTGGTGATTTCGTAGGTAACTACTCTCGTACATTTGGTGGTAACTACAATACCGATTTCACCGGAAACTTCTCTAGGGCATTTGCTGGTAACTATGCTGGTGAAACCATTAGTGGTGACCTAGTAGATACACCAGAAACTTATACTTTATACGTAAGGGTTGCCTAATCGCCCTTACTGTGGTATAATAAGATATAACGCGGGTCATTCACTTGACCCGCTTTATCTTAACACTATATACATTATAATTTGAATTGAACTCTCTGGAGATATTTAATGAGTCGTAAGCAATGGATGGATAATGCCTTCTGGGAAACAGAAGAAAAGAAAGAACTGAACTGTATCCTAGAACTTGAAGATGATGTTGGTCGTGTTACACGTCAACAAATGTTTTTACACCGTCATGATAAGGATGGTGGTGAGAACGAATTGTTTAATGAAGTGATTGATGCCTTAGGCGAAGATTCTATCGATAAAGAAACTACAGATAGAGTTGTTCGTAAGGAGGCACAAGCTGAAGAAGATAAACTACGTGAAAATGAACACCAGAAAGCACGTAAACTTGAAAAGTTATTCAACTACAAGATTGAAGCATTTGAAGTAGAAGAAATCAAAAACTCTAAAAACCGAAAGTTAAAGGCAAAACTGCGTCGAGCAAAATCAAAGATTGAAGTAGATATGTGGTCAATCATGATTCTACAAGATCAACTTGAGGCCGAGAGCGATGGAAAAGAGTAAAGGGTTTATAATTGTCGCTTCTAAGAAGCATAACTTTTATTTGTATGCAATCAATCTTGCGGAGTCTCTTAGAGACTACTACGAACCAGAAGATGAATGTAAAATCTGTCTAGTGACAGAAGAAAGATTCCTAGACGACCGTGGTCGTGATGTCGCAGATGATATTATCTTATGTGACGACCATTATCGAGCTAAGTTATATGGTATGGCAAAATCACCATACGATATAACGATGTACATTGATGCTGACATGGAAGTCGAGCATGAAGACATTACCAAAGTGTGGGATGAGATGAAAGACCACGACGTGGTATTCACTGCCCTCACTGACGACCGCGACTATATTTACGCGGAACGTGATTTTGATACTCCGGAAGGTGTTTCTAAATTTACATTATGTGGTGCTGTTTGTCTATATGATATGTCCAAACCAATTGTTCGGGAGTTCATGGATGACTGGTGGGACTTAACGTTCAGACAGATGAACGATTCTTGGTGGCCAAAAGGTTATGCAGATTCCCTGAAATCGTGGGATCAATTCTCCCTTTGGTGGCTGACTGAGAAAGAAGAAAAATATAAGGATCTCAAGGTTGGTATCTTCGATGACGACTTGAGGTGGAACTATTATAACGCTCTTAATTGGGCGATCACAAAACCTGAAACAGGGCCAGTGATTATACGTCACTTCTCTGCGGGTTTAAATAAGGATACTCCAATCGTATGACACAGGTAAACGACCAATATCTCAAGCACGTCGAGGTTAATAACCCTGAGCTACTTGAGGTTCTAAACGAATACTCCAAGTTACATACCATGAAAGGGTTTGAGAAAAATTGTCACTTGAATTCTGCTCAACATAAACGTCAACGTAACTACTACGTCGGCCCAGTCCATATGGACGAAATTGTTGCTCAGGGTGTAAGTCACGAAGGTTTCCCAGACGAACTCGTTGGTTATAACTTCAAACTTTCTGATAAAACACACATGATGTTTGAGAAGGACGCAGATCCTATCTTTAAACGTGATATGACTCACCATCTTCGCGACTTGAACGACAAGATGATGAACTTCCTATCCGTCAAACATAATGCACTTGCAGCAGTATATCCGCCAGGGGGATTCATCTCTTGGCACAACAATGCTAACGCTCCTGGCTTCAATCTAATCTTCTCATACTCAGAAGATGGTTCTGGTTACTTCGACTACATCCATCCTGAGACTAAAGAAGTCATCCGTTGTCAAGACGAAGCGGGTAAGTGGACATGCAAAGCAGCATACTTCGGTCACTATGGTGAAGAGGGTAAGGTTATGTACCATGCCGCTTCTACAGAAGATTGGCGTTGCACAGTATCTTACGTTTTCGACTGGTCAGAAGCATCAGACGACTTCCGTGAGATGGTTCTAGCAGACATTTCTTCTGCTGAATAAAATAGTTCATACCTCAAACCTTAAACGGTTATAAATAGAGAGAGACATTATATAAACTGTTTAAGGTTTTGAGGAATATGGCAACTTACGAAGATTTCACAATTGATCAAGGTTCTGATTTTGCTCTGCAAATAGAATTAGTAGATCCAGACCAATCAACAAAAGACCTAACAGGGTTTTCGGTTGCTGCTAAGATGAAGAAAACCTTCAGAAGCGATGCCGACAGTACTGTTGACTTTACGGCCATTGTCGCAGAACCTTCGACCAATGGCGTCGTTACTATATCCCTAACTAACATTCAAACCGATTTACTATCTACTCGCGGTAGGTATGTCTATGATGTCGAGATAAGTTATGTCGACACAGAAGGCAATACTATCATAGAGCGAGTATTAGAAGGTAAAATAAAAGTCAATCCTTCGGTAACAAGGTAATAATACCATGCCTATAAGGAAGGTCTCTACATCTGGAACTGAAAGTGAAACCCTAGTCAAGAAAATTGGTGGGGTGGGTAGTGGCACAACTAAAGTAAGAAGAGTCACCGTTGGGAGACCTGTTAGTAGTGTCATATCCGGAGGTCGTGGTAATATTAAGACTTTTGACGGACTTGGTGATATTCCAGCAATCGATGAGTTGAAATTGGGTGAGATTGGTATTAACACCCAAGATGGCAAGCTCTATATCAAACGAGAGTATGATGGTGGGATACAGACAATCGTCGAGATTGGTACTGGCACCGACAATCTTTCTGCCACTACTACTTTCAACTCATATATCTATACTTCAGATGGAACACTAGAGGTAGTTGCCGGAGCAGATGATTCGGGAGATGTGCTTACGTATGACCCTAACCCCGATAACGCATCAAGGATTCAAGTATATCTCAACGGTGTTCTACTCCATCAAGGAATGGACTATGTTGCTGATGACGGGAATACTATTTCCCTAACCCACGTTGTAGACGAGGAACAAGTTGTTCAAGTAGCCGCCTACAACTCAACCGGAGTTTCTCTTGGCAATGACCTTATTTTGGATGACCACTTTTCATTCTCAGTAGGAACAAACGAAGAAACTAGATTCTATCATAATAGCGTTGATACTATCATCAAGCATTTAGGTTTCAATGATAGTAAGTTTAAAATACAACATCTGAACGATGATAGGTTCGTTCTGGATAATTCTGGTGTTCAACTTCTTGGACACTACACATTAAATGGTGAAACTATACCAACTCAAACTGAATTAGATGACGTTAATACTAGACTTGACTCATTAGACAGCGATGTCCAAGAGATCAAGACTATGTTGCAACAATTGATGCAAAATTAATTATCTAGTCAAGTTCCCTTTAGTTATAAATAAAGGGGTATATTAACCATCCTATAGTATCGCCTCAATATGATCAATAACAAGTCGTTTAATCGGGTACTTGCCGAAAGCTTATTTAACTTAGCTAAGTCTAAGCAACAAGAGGTTGAGTCAACACCCGGCCAAGAAACCATATTATTCGACCTTATCGAAGGCACTTCATCGTCTACAAGTGGTAGAACAGTAATTCCGGAGGCACAATCGATCACTGCTCCAGGCGACACTGCATTGTTTACTTTGAATGGCACCCCATCTCGCGATGATTTGATTGACGTATGGGTGAATGATGTTCTTCAACACCCCGAAGAAATTTACGCAACCATCGACAACACTATACAGTTCTTTGAGATCCCTCCAATTGGAACGGACATTTATATTAAATTTCGTTAGTATATTATTAAACGTTTAATTATATTCAGAAAAAACTAATAACTCAATCCTAGGAGATAACCTAATGGCATTTAGGCAGATTAAATCCCCAGCACTAGCCGATAAAGCGGTAATCAATACCAAACTAGACGAAAGTGCGGTACAGGGACAATCAACCCTTACAGATATGGTAAACCCAGCGGACTGTTTTACGCTTCTCTATGATGTCGGTTCAGACTCATTAAAGAAGATTACAGCAGACGCGTTCTTCTCTTCATTCTCAACGGATGATTTGCAAGAAGGTGCCAATCAGTATTTTACACCTGAGCGTGCTCAGGCTGCAGTTGCTCAAGATATCGCGGATGCGGTAGCGGTAGAAACAAGCCGTGCGACAGTTGCAGAACAACTACTACAGTCTAATATTGATGCTGAAGCATCAACACGTGCACAAGCGGATATTACACTACAATCAAACATCAGTGCTGAAGAAACTCGTGCGAAAGCTCGGGAAGATTCAATGGAAGCGGCATATCAGTCTGCTGATACAGCTCTTTCTGGTCGTATCGATGACATCCTAAGCAATACTGATTCAGCTGCAATCGATTCGTTCGTAGAAGTAATCAAAGCGTTCGAAGACGCGGATGACGTACTATCTGCTTCAATTATTGCTAACTCTGCTGCAATCACTTCCGAAGTTTCTCGTGCAATCAGCAAAGAAACTGAAAACGCAACTGCGATTTCTGTTGAGACTGCTCGTGCTACTGCTGCTGAAGTTGCAATCACTTCATTGCTTACTGCTGAAGAGACTGCACGTATTTTAGCTGACGGTGCACTATCTGCACGTCTAACAACTGAAGAAGCAACATCTATATCACTCCAGTCTCAGATTACTTCTGAAGTTGGTCGTGCGACTTCTGCTGAAGGTGTCCTTACTCAGGATCTTGCAGACGAAATTGCTCGTGCTACTGGTGCAGAAGCTGCAAACGCACAAAACCTACAAGACGAAATTAACGCACGTGCTATTGCCGATACTCAGGTTCGTACTGATTTAGGCGCTGACATCATTTCTGGAGATGCTGCAACTCTAGTATCTGCAAAGGCGCATGATGACCTACTCATCGGTGACGTTACTGTTGATGGTACTGCAAACAATACAGTTACTGACCGCATTGCAACTGCAAAAGCAGAAGCAGTCGCAAAGGCAGAAGCAGAACTAACTGTTGAAGAACTCGAACGTGTTGCTGGTGACCTTGCGTTACAGACTGAACTTGATGCAGAAGAAGCTCGTGCTACTGCTGCTGAAGTAGTTCTACAAGGTAACATTAACACAGAAGAAGCTGCACGAATTGCACAAGATACTGATTTGCAGAACCAAATCAACTTCATCACTTCGAATACTGACTCAGCTGCACTAGACTCACTAACAGAAATCGTTTCTGCATTCCAAAATGCTGATAGCGATATGTCTGCTCTTGTTTCTTCTAACACTACTGCAATCTCTACTGAGAAAGCACGTGCAGAAGCTGCTGAAGGCATTCTACAAACCAACATCGACACTGAAGCATCAACTCGTGCAATTGCGGACACTGGTCTACAATCACAGATTACTGCTGAAGAAGCTGCTCGAATTGCTGCTGACGCTGCAACACTTGCATCTGCTAAGTCATACACTGACGCAGAGGCAGATTCTCATCAGGCAGCTGCACAGGCACATGCTGACGCACAAGACGCTGCACTTATCGGTGACGCATCTGTAGACGGTACTGTTGGTAACACTGTTACTGCTCGTATCGCAACTGCTAAAACACAGGCAACTGCATACACAGACGCACAGGTTTCTGCTGAAGCAGCAACTCGTTTGGCTGCTGACAATGCACTATCTCTACGTACTACAGTACTAGAAGGTGATATGGATTCTGTTGAAGCTCTTGCTGCACAGAATGAAATCGACCTACGTGCAGAAGAAGTTGCTCGTCATTCTGGCGATTCAGACCTACAAGGTCAAATCACTTCTGAAATTGCTAGTCGTATTGCTGGTGATTCTGGTCTACAGTCACAAATCACCACTGAAGTTGCTCGTGCTACTGCTGCGGAAGCTATTAATGCTACTGCTGTTGTTACAGAACGTCAACGTGCAGAAGCGGTTGAAGCTGGTCTACGTACAGACGTTAACACTAATACTGTAAACATCTCAGCTAACCAAGGTGCGATTAACACTGAACGAGCACGTGCTCTAGCGGCAGAAGCTGCATTAGACCTACGTGTAGATGGTGCTATCACAGATTTCCAAGATGCTGACTCAGACCTACAGGTTCAAATCACTTCAGAAATCGCTCGTGCAACTGGTATCGAAGCTGGTCTACGTACTGATGTTGATTCAAACCAAGCACAAATCACTTCAAACGATTCTGATATTCTTGCTCTTGCAACTCTTCAGGCATCTGACCATAGTGATAACCAAGCACAAATCACTGCTGAAGTTACACGTGCTAAGGCTGCTGAAGTAGTTAACGAACTAGCAATCAGTGCTGAAGTGACTCGTGCAACTGGTATCGAAGCTGGTCTACGTACAGACGTTGATTCAAACCAAGCGCAAATCACCGCAAATGACGGTGAGATTCTTGCTCTACAAACTCTACAAGCTGCTGACCATGCAGACAACCAATCACAGATTACTGCTGAAGTAACTCGTGCAACTGGTGTTGAAGCAGGTCTACGTACAGACGTTGACAGTGTAACTGGTCGTGTTGATGCAATCATCGGTACTTCTCCAGAGACTCTCGATACACTTCAAGAAATCGTTGCTGCGTTCGAAGATGCTGACTCAGACATTCAAAACATCATTACTGCAAACTCTGGTCGTCTAACTGTTAACGAAGCAGACATCGATGCACTAGAAGTACGTGCAACTGACGTAGAATCTCGTGCAACTTCACTAGAATCTCGTTCCACTGCAACTGAAGCGAAAGACTTAGAACAAGACGGTCGTCTAACAGCTAATGAAGCAGACATCGATGCACTAGAAGCTAAACAAGGTACTGCAACCCTAGTAACTGTAGCATCTGACCTATCAGCTGCAATCAATGAATTGCATGGTGAGATTGACGCAGATGTTCTTGCTCTTGCTGCTCTTGCTGCTCGTGTTACTACAGAAGAAGCAAATGTAGACACTCTACAGTCTGAAATGGACGCAGTAGAAGGTCGTGCAACTTCACTAGAATCACGTGTTTCTACAGAAGAAGGTCATGTTGATACTCTACAAACTCAGATGGGTTCTTCAACTCTTGCAACTGTTGCTACTGATGTTACTACAGCTGTAAACGAACTCCACACTCAACTAGATGCAGAAACTGGTAAAGTTGCTACTCTACAAGTTGAGATGGACAATGTTGAAGGTCGTGCTACTGGTCTAGAAACTCGTGCTACTGCTCTTGAAACAGAACAGACACTACAAGGTGGTCGTCTAACTGTTAACGAAGCAGACATTGACGCTCTAGAAACTAAGTTGGGTGACGGTGTATTTGATACTACTGCTCAGTCTATCACTGGTGCAATCGATGAACTTCACTCTGAAGTTAATGTTAACACCTCTGCCATTGCAACTGCCTCTCTTCGTGCAGACGCAGACAGTGACGCACTTGCTACAGAAATTCTTGACCGAACTGCCGCTGATTCACTAATCCGTTCTGACCTAGCTGCACATCGTGTAACTGACCAAGCGGACTACATTGCTCGTGACGCTGCTGTTCTTGCATCTGCTCAGTCTTATGCGGAATCAGAAGCAGATGATGCTGAGGCTACTGCTAAGATTTATGCAGACGGCATCGTTGCTAACGAAGCAACTCTACGTGACAATGCAGATAACGTACTAGACGGTAAGATTTCTACAGAAGCAAACTCACGTCAAGTTGCTGATAACGCTCTTGATTCTCGTGCTACTGTACTTGAAACAGAAATGACTGCAACTCAACTTGCTGCTGGTCTAAATGCTGACGGTACTTACGCTTCTCCAGATAGTGGAACTACTAACTATATTGACCTATCTACATCTCTAGCAGATGCAGACAAAAAGTTAGACGCTGCAATCAAGTCTGGTGACAACGCTCGTATCGCTGGTGATGCAAACTTGCAATCACAAATGGATGCTGAAGTTGCTCGTGCTACTGCTGCTGAAGGTGTACTAACAACTAACCTAGCAACAGAAGTTGGTCGTGCGACTGCTGCTGAAGCTGCAAACGGTGTACTAATCACTGCAAACGCTGTTGCGATTTCTGATGAGTCATCACGCGCACAAGGTGTTGAAGGTTCACTACAGACTCAAATTGACTTCATTACGTCGAACACTGACTCTGCTGCTCTAGATTCACTAACTGAAATCGTCTCTGCATTCCAGTCTGCCGATGGTACTCTAACTGGTCTGATTACTCAGAACCAAACAGACATCGCAACAAATGCTGCTGACCTAACAACTGAAGCAACTACTCGTGCAACCCAAGATGGTTTGATTCGTGGTGAGTTTGCTGCTGCCGATGCGGGTCTACAGACTCAAATCGACGGTAAAGTAAGCAAGTCTGGCGACGCAATGTTTGGCGTACTGGACATGTCCGATAACAAGATCGGTGGTCTTGCAAACGGTACGCTCTCTTCTGACGCAGTGAACAAAGGTCAATTGGACGGCGGTCTTGCTGCTCAACATATCTCTGTATTCTCAACCACTAACCTTTCCGAAGGTGATAACGAATACTTCACTCCTGCTCGTGCACGTGCTTCAATCTCGGTCACAGACGTAGACGGTGAAGGTAATGTATCTTACAACAATACATCTGGTGTTCTGTCAGTATCAACTGGTAAGAAGTTCGTTGAGTTGGAAGACGTTGTCGATACAGACCTAGTAGATAAGAACGGTTTTGTTGCTCGTGTTAAGACTGACGGTTCTGCTATGGAACTTGTTGACCCTTCCACGTTGGCATTCAATGACGCAAAACGTCAGGTCATCTCTGGTGACGGTGCACAGTCTACGTTTGCTTTGGACTTCTACACTCAAGAAGTTAACGCAATGGTATTCGTTGGTGGTGTTATTCAGGATCCATCGGTTCACTACTCGATTGATGCTGTTGCACAACAAATCACCTTCAATGCTGCACTTCCAGTCGGTACACAGGCGGTTGTAATCGCTCAGTCTACTAACTCGGTTGGTGTACTAGATCCTAAGTCTGTTGGTCTAGAAACTCTTGCGGACAACATCAAGGTATTTGAGCAGGGTAATGACGTTATTGCTGGAACTTCTGCTACAGTAGTTTCTGCATTCAATAAAACCATATATCGTTCTGCCAAGTACATCGTTACTGTAGAAAGCAATGGCGAATTTGAAACTCGCGAATGTCTAGTTATTCATGACGGCACAAACCCATACATCACTGAATATGGTATCCTATTCACAGGTTCCAACGCGTTGGGTGATACTGATGTTCAGATCAATGGTTCAAGTGTTGAATTGACTTATACATCGGTAATTGCTGGTGCAGTAGTATCGGTATCTGCTTCTTACGTTGACGTATAATACAAACCATAAAATCGGGGGTGGGTTTCCACCCCCCTTTAATTCATTATAAATAATATCAAATATCACTGGGAAATATAGTAACCCTTTCATTTCCCCTTTTAAGCTTACTCCTCAGTCCATAATGGGCTGGGGGTATTTAAAATACGTTCTGGTCTTCAGAACATATTCCAAATAGAAAGTGGAATTCTTCTACTTTTATTCATCGGGACTGGAATCAGTCCAGTCCCTCATTAACCATTCTAAAAGGTATACTTAAAAATGAGTACTAATAAGAAATTTAGAATACAAAATGGTGTCGACATTACTGGTGAAGTAGTTGTCGGTAACCAACTTGTAATTACCGCAGAAGGCAAACTTGTACTACCAGCAATCACTGAGGCTGTAAATGAAGCAGTCGCAAGTGACCTTGCTGCCCTCCAGGCGCAGGTAGATGCAATTCTTGGCACTTCTCCGGAACACTTGGATACACTCCAAGAGATTGTCGCTTTATTCCAAAGTGAAGACGGTGACATTTCAACTTTAATCACGAACAATTCAACTGCAATTACGCAGATTCAACAGACACTTGCAAGTGGCGTAGCAACTGCTGCTCAAGGTGCTCTTGCTGATACTGCTGCTCAACAAGCAGACTTGGATGCTGCAATTGCTGCAATTCCTTCAGCTGACTTGACTCCGTACTCAACTACTGCACAGATGGATTCATCTATTGCAACTGCTAAGTCAGAAGCTCAGACATACGCAGACCAAGTTGTTGCTGCAACTGTTGATGCTGCTCCTGCTGCTCTAGACACTCTTAACGAATTAGCGGCCGCACTAGGTGACGATGAGAACTTTGCATCAACTGTTACTACTAGTATTGCAACTAAAGCTGATGCCGCTGCAACTACTGCTGCACTAGACAGTAAGGTGGATTCTCTCAAATCGTTCACTGTTACGGGTGATGGTATAACATCCGGTACACCTCTAACAATGAACACTGACGGTACTTTGAGTAAAGCCATTAGTGGTACTATTGCTTCTTGGTCAAAGTCTGAATCAGATATCTTGACTGGAAAGTATTCACAATACATTGGTCAAGAATCAAACACAAAAGCAAGGGTCGGATTAAAAACCTTCGACAACGACCAAAAATTCTTCTTGCTCCGAGAGGGCCTTAATGAGGTTAGCCTCATAGTGGGAGAATTTGATTCTGAAGGCGAACCACAAGAACTCAGCAGTTCAATCTTCCCTTGGCGAGATTATTACACCATGGCCACAGGTTATACTCCGCATAGTAGTACACAGTGGGGCGCTCAGCATACTATTTACACTTACGCATTTAACGAGACAAGCGGAAAGGGTATTGCCATCTTTGGGCACACCACTAACGACCCACTTATCGCAGTAGGGTTTACAGTTGTAAATGATACCGTCATCTGGGGTTCAGCGAGTAGCGCTAAGGAGTTGACGGTACAGCCTACGGCTGGTATATGCGTTTCTGACCTTCAAGTTTGGTCTAATGGGTATTGGGCGAATGATGATAGAGTAACTCCCGGCTCTGGTACAGACCCTTGGGGCGGAAGTGACTTTATATTTCATGCTGGAGAAAAATATGGAAATGCAACAGGAATAGTAGGACTCAAGATCTCAACTACTGGTGTTGTCAGTCAATCTTTCCATAGAGGACGCAGCCCGGTCGCGTGGCAATATACAAACAACGATATTGAAGCAATAATGCTCGGCGGTATGAACCACTTTGATAATACCTACTACATAGTAAAAACTTCTCAAGATGCTAGTAAGTATAATGTTATTGTTTTCGATATGGATCAATACTCTACACAACAATCTCCATTATTCGATGACCCACAGGCTACATATTTAGAGTTTGACGCTGACATAGTAACTGGTACTGCATTTGATAGTACTACAGGGAATATGCTTGTACACTATTATGCGGGCGGTGATGAAAGATTGGCAGCCTATAATAGTGGTGTGCTTGTAAGTGACACTGTTATCAATTCCAATGTTGGTACACCTCCGACCGTACTAGCGATGACAGAAAATCAACGTAGTATTGAAGTTTCGGATGATGGTCTAATAATAACTTCTAGGCGGGAAAATCCCGCGGCCACCTATAACAATGGATCAAATCAGTGGCAATATAGTATAGGTAAGTTACACATCGAGACTTGGAGTTCGGATACATCAACAACGCCTGTGGATTCATATGAAGTGATTCGTCCTGGCTTTACCAGTACCACCGACGCTGGTGCATTCTGGGGTATTAAAAAATCCAATGGTTCTATTTTTGGTTTATCATATCGATTCAATCATAATTCGACCCCAAACGGTCAGGGACATGATTATAATCCTTCTAGCTGGCCTTCATTCTCATTCACGAAGAGTGTTGCACAGATAGACTCGACTAAGTATATCGGTATAGCTTCGGAAACACCATCAAACTATGAAGTGTCTGTTGTAATTTCCGGTGGTATTAGTTCTGGTCATACTGGTCTTATCCCATCTTCAATCTACTATGTGCAGACAGATGGTTCTTTAGGAACTACTCAAACTTCTTTGAAAGCTGGTGTTGCGATTAGTGCGACAGAAATTAAAGTTTCTGACAACCTAAGTGATGCTCTTACAGACTTGTCTTCATATGCTACTAAAGAATATGCTGACCAGGCTGCTGCTGGTGTAGATTTATCTACATACGCAACTACTGCACAGATGGATTCAGCAATTGCAGCAATTCCTGCAACTGACTTGACTCCGTACTCAACTACTGCACAGATGGATTCAGCAATTGCAGCAATTCCTGCAACTGACTTGACTCCGTACTCAACTACTGCACAGATGGATTCATCTATTGCAACTGCTAAGTCAGAAGCTCAGACATACGCAGACCAAGTTGTTGCTGCAACTGTTGATGCTGCTCCTGCTACATTGGATACGTTGAATGAACTAGCAGCTGCTCTTGGAGATGATGCAAACTTTGCTGCTACAGTAACCGCAAGTCTTGCTACTAAAGCTGATGACGCTGCAACTACTGCTGCTCTTGCTGATAAAGTTGGTCTAGCTGAAGTTGATATCCGAATGGAACCAATCAAGCAACTAGCAGAGTCTGCAATCCAAGCAGAAGACTTTGGTTCTGGCATTTCGTTGTCTTCACAGACTTTGGTAGACTGGTCTTCGGACAGTGTATTGCAGACTCCTGCAACGATTGCTGCCCCATCTAGTGTCACTTCAGACGCATGGGCTTATGGTACCATTGTTGCTAATAACTCTACGAAGTGGGCCACGAATGACTGGCTTCATGATGGTGATAAGGGTAGAGTTTATGTATTTAACCAGTCGGACAATTCTTTGGCATTCACCCTAGATGGTACATCATCGGGCGAAAGAATGGGGTCACTTGCTATTATCATGAACGATGAGTATATCGTTGCTGGTTCTTATAATTACAATGGTGAACAAGGTAGAGTTCATGTCTTCTCTGCTGTAGACGGTTCGCCTTTATACATCTTGGAACCGGACAATGTTCCTAACCCTTGGAATCAGTTCAAAGGTAGATTCGGTGGCCGAGGCCTTGCCTTAGAAGGTTCTAATCTATATGTTGGTAGTACAGAACATATCACGATTGGTGATGGTAATGTCGATGGTCAATATGAAGCAGGTGCTGTCTACCACTTTGATCTTTCCACAGGAAACAAAGTTTATCGTATCGAGAATCCTATTGCTGAAGGTTATGGCAGTAACAACTGGTTCGGTAAAGAAATTTCTGTTCATGGTAATAATGTTTATGTCAGTTATGGAAGCACTCATGGCGGTTTACATCACTACACCTTATCAGGTTCAACTCTAACACTACAAAACTCTTTTGCGTTTGGTGGTATTAGTGGTTTGGGTGACGGTGCAAACAGCCAATTCGGTCAACAAACAGATACGAACGGAACTTACTTTATAGCATATGCTCCAATGAACCAAGGTAGCAGTGGAGACTTCGGTGTTATAGTATATAAGAATGAAGACCTCCACAATAGTGTATTTGAACCTATCTATAATATAGATACCACAAATGCTGGTTATGGTGGACTCTTGTTTATTGACGGGAATGTTATTGCTGCGGGAGTTGGTTCCAGTGATAGTATACAGATTTACACTCTTGGAGATACTCTAAGTGAAGTTGTGACTGGACAAACTCTGTCTGCGGGAAATATCTTTAGTAGAGAAGGTACTGATGGTGGTGCGAAACCATTTGCCTACTTATCCGGTTCTTCTAAGTTCATCTATAGAACGGAACAGTCATCCACAGATATCGGCATGTATGATGTTGTGTCTTCTAGCACATCAAGTTATATCGTTGATGCTTCAGTATTTGCTACTAAAGACTATGTTGACTCTGGTGTTGCTGGTGTAGATTTGTCTGGTTACTCAACTACTGCTGAAATGGATTCAGCTATCGCTGCAATTCCTGCAACTGACTTGACTCCATACTCAACTACTGCACAGATGGATGCTGCAATTGCTGTTGAGACTGGTGCTAGAGAAACTGCGGTAACATCTGCAATCTCTACCGCATCTGCTGATGCAACTGCCAAAGCAGACGCTGCACAAGCTGCTGCAATCGCTGCTGCCGGAACTGCCGCAACACAAGCAATCGCTGATACTATTGATGCTGCCCCTGCTTCGTTAGATACTCTTAACGAACTAGCAGCTGCTCTAGGTGATGACGCAAACTTTGCTGCTACAGTAACCGCAAGTCTTGCCACTAAGGCAGACGATGCTGCAACTACTGCTGCTCTTGCTGATAAGGCAGACGATGCTGCAACTACTGCTGCACTAGACAGTAAAGTTGGTCTAGCTGAAGTTGATATCCGAATGGAACCAATCAAACAACTAGCAGAGTCTGCAATCCAAGCAGAAGACTTTGGTACTGGTATTACGCAAGTATCCACGACTGTAGCTGATTGGTCTTTATTAACATCAGCAGACTTCGCTGCGATATCTGATCCTGACGAAATATACACCAAAACCGACGACGTGAAAGTGGTAGATGCGACAGACACTCACTTCGTGACTTTGCTGATGTCCAATATACCAGGCGACACAAGCGACACTTATCGAGAACTAACAATCAATGTACATCTACTAGATGGTACTCTGGTCAAGTCTTTCCAAGCTACCGAGGACTACCCAGAACTTAATTATTCTTGGTTGAGTTATCTTTCTGTAAATGGCAACTACATTTCCCTAAGTAGATGCGCGGCGACAGGTGATGACACTGGAACTGGAGCATACAGTAAGATATATGATATAAGAAATATTGCCCAAGCAGACCACGGTCTTGTTAAAACTATTAATGAAGATAATCTACGTAGACTCTTCACTATAGACGATACTAGAGCAATCGCGGTTTATGGGGGAACTTATCAAGCCATTGATACTGTTAAAGTACACAACATCTCCGATTGGTCTGAGTTATACTCCTTTGACACGCCAGGAGTCCCTGATGAAACAGACTTCGGTGGCGGTTACTTTGTAACTGGTGGGGTGACTGGTAATACTAACGCCGGCATCACTATATTGAGTACCTCCGGATCTTACGGTCTTGCTGGAATTGTATACAATGAATTGTGGCATGGCCCAACTAACAACACCATCATGTTTGCTAATGGTATCACTGTCAATGACAAGTATGTAGTATTCAGGACTCAAGAAACAGATGGTACAAACCGTGCACATGTCCATAATCCTGTTGATGGTAGTTACATACGTTCGTTCGTAGAGGACAGCAACAATCCTTGGCAAGTTTTGAACAACACCCAAGGTCTTGGCAAAGCGGCTCTTGCACTGTCTGGGGATGTTTTATTCGTTCCTTTGGGAGACTATAATTCTGGTACCCAGCAGTTGAAGAAGGGTATTGCAATTTATAGCATACTAACAGGTGAACTATTAAATGAAGTTACTGTGTTCGACGGCCCGAGATACTCTGGTGGCAGCGAAGCTGAAAACCTGTATAATGTATATACCGTTGGTGGTTCAACTATTATTGATATGAATGAAGAGACGGCTGACGGTGGTTCTATTAGTCCACTTATTGCTGCAGCTCCAACATCAAGTACTAGTTCTTATGGTGTCGATGCTTCAGTATTTGCTAGTAAAGACTATGTTGACTCTGGTGTTACTGGTAACGAAAGTCGATTGACTATTGCTGAGAACAACCTCACTGCACTTGAAGCGGACTTAAGCTCTGAAGAGAATGCACGTGGCGCTGGTGATGCTGCACTTGGTCTAAGACTTGATTCTGATAAGTCTGAACTCGACACTGCAATTGGTACGTTAGGTGCGAGACTTGATTCTGATAAGTCCGAGCTTGGTGCTGCAATTGATGCTGCTATCGAACAGGAAGTTCAAACTCCATTAGACTTGGAGATTGGTCGAGGTTCTAAGTCACTTAGAGTTGGTAGAAACACTGTTGCAAATACCGATGGTGGTATTGCAATCGGTGACGCTGCTAATGCTGCTGGCGCAAAGTCAATTGCGTTAGGTACTAGTGCTACTCCTACTGGTGACAATGGTATCGAAATCAAGACCTCTGAAGCTGGTACTTTGTCTTACTCTTCAGATTCTGATTGGTCGTTTGGTGCTCCTGTTACTGCACCATCGTTCATCGGTGATGGTTCTGGTCTAACTGGTATTAGTTCTGATGTTACAAGTGCAATCGCTGCCGAAGAAACTCGTGCAACATCTGCGGAATCTGGTCTACAGACTCAGATTTCTAACATCTTGTCTAACACTGACTCTGCTGCACTAAACTCTCTTGCAGAAATCGTTACTGAGTTCCAGAACGCTGACAGCACCCTAAGTGGTGTAATTGGTGGTCACGGTACTCGATTGACAGATTTGGAAGGTCGCACTACTGATAATATCCCAGAAGGTATTACCAATAAGTACTACTCTGATGAACTTGTCAAGGCTACGTTGTCTGGTGGTTTGTGTATCAATGATACTAAACTACAAGCGACTGGCGAGATTGCAGTTGATGAAGTGGAAGCAGAACAATCACTACGTGTTGCTGAAGCTGTTGTGTCGGATGATACTACTAAACTAGAAGGTCAGGATGGTTCACACTACCGTATTGACATCTACGATGTGAACGGTACTATCGTTAACTAATCTAGGTTTTTACCAAGATATAAGGGGGGACTTCGGTTCCCCCTTTTTTTATATTTAATTTTTATATAAATAAACGTATAAATAGTACGTAACCAATATTGGACTATAGTCATGTATTCAACAAGTAGAGAAGAATTGATAGATTACTGCCTACGTGCCTTGGGGCATCCGGTAGTTGAAGTCAATATAGACGAGGAACAACTAGACGACCGTATCGACGAGGCGTTGCAGTGGTTTCGTGAAAATCATCCGGATGGCTCCAAACGATACTATCTGAAGCATCAACTGACACAAACGGATATTGATAATCAACAGGTAGACTTCGGTGATGATTTAGACCTCACTGCGGTAGTTCGCATGATTCCTATGAGTTTCAGCAATGCACATTCTGGGTGGTTCAGTGACGCATGGCAGTTTATGTCACATACAATTAGCGACTTTGCTAATGGTGGTGGTTTATTAGGTGACCTTGCGCATTATGAACAAATGCAACAACAATTATCCTTGCTAGATATGAAACTGGGTGGTTACCCACAAATTACATTCGATAGACAATATAACCGTGTTAATCTACACGTTTCCAAAACGAACCTCAAAGTAGACGATTATGTTATATTTGAGGTCTATGGTATTCGCAATCCAGACGAAACAGTCAACGAATATAACTCACTATGGAATCATCGGTTCCTAAAAGAATATACGACTGCATTGATTAAACGTCAATGGGGAACTAATTTAATTAAGTTTGACGGTATGACATTGCCTGGCGGTGTCACTGTTAATGCCCGTCTCATCTATGAAGATGCACTTGCTGATGTTGAGCGAATCATGGAGAAATTCCGTAACGAGGAAGACGAAGGCCCGATCTTTTTTGTAGGGTAACCCATGGCAACTAATCCATATATAAGTCAAAAACACAGACCTGAACAGAATCTCTACGAAGATATTCTGATTGAGGCCATCCAGTTTTACGGACAGGACGTATATTATCTTCCTAGAGAGATTGTCGAGAGAGAAGAAATTTTCCTAGACAGCATCCAGTCCCAATTCTCTGACGCATACAAAGTTGAGGTGTATATTGAAAACACTGATGCCTTTGATGGTGAAGGAGACCTATTCACTAAGTTCGGTATTGAACTGCGAGACCAAGCAACCTTCGTGATTGCTCGTCGCAGATGGCGTGAGCTTGTTGGTGACCGTCTTGCAGACAATCAATTCCGTCCACGCGAAGGTGATGTGATTTACCTTCCCCTGTCAGAGTCACTGTTCGAAGTGAGGAAGGTAGAGACCGAATCACCATTCTATCAATTATCGCAACTACCACAGTTCCGTATGCAGTGCGAATTGTTCGAGTTTTCTGATGAAGATTTTGACACTGGTATTGATGTTATCGACCAAGTAGAAGAAGAACATGCCTTCCAGTACGAACTTATTATGGATGGTACTGGGGAATCCGAATATTATCAGGTAGGCGAAAATGTATCCCAAGACTTTACCGACTATCAGATTGAAGGTGAGGTAACATACTGGAACCATGAAACGCGTCTTCTCAAGATTGCGCACACTGGTTCAACAGATGGTGAGTACCGTTTATGGACGACTGACCGTCCGATAATAGGAGATAACGCTTCTCTTACCCCTACAGCTATAGATGATGGTATAAATGAAATCCAACCACTTTCACAGAATAAAGTGTTTGATGATTTCGCTAATGATTTTGTGGACTTCTCTGAGTCCAATCCATTTGGAGATATATCATAATGATGGGAAGTCACTTTTATCATAAACGCGTCCGTACTTGCGTTGCCGTATTCGGTTCAATGTTTAATGACCTACATGTTTTGAGAACAGATTCCGGTGGAAAGGTTCTATCTCAAGTTAAAGTCCCCCTATCATACGCACCAAAGAGGTCGTTCATTGAGCGTCTAGAAGAGATGACTAATGGAGAGGAAGCAGAACGCAGAGTCGCAATCAAGCTTCCACGAATGTCTTTCGAAATTACTTCTATTACATATGACGCGACACGACAGTTACCTAAAGTAAATGGTTTTGGCGGCATCGTGTCGTCGGACAATGGTTCACAAAGAAAGATGTATGTGGGCGTTCCTTATAATGTGTCTTTCTCTCTATCAGTTTATGCAAAGTCACAAGACGACGCTCTACAGGTCGTGGAACAAATTATCCCATACTTTGCACCCCAATACACGTTGACAGTAAAACCTTTTGCTGACCAACCGGATATCAAGGAAGATGTTCCCATAGTGTTGACTGGGTTGGACTTTCAAGACGATTTCGAGGGCCCGGTAGAACAGAGACGTACTATTATATACACTCTGAACTTCGACATGAAAGTTAACTTCTATGGCCCAGAACTCACTTCACCAATTATTCGTGAAGTGAACACCAATCTTAACCTTATAAATAACGGTGATGATACTCTACTAGAGACTATTAATACAACTCCAGACCCTATAGACGTGAGTCCGGACGGAGATTATGGTTTTAATACGGAAATAATCTTTCCTGAATGATTGGTAATATGTTATGAGAGACAATAGTAAACCACCTGTTCTTTTTGATGAAGAGCAGAAGAAGAACTTTGTACACGAACAGGACTATGAGTACTCTCGTGATACTTATTATGACCTAATTGAAAAAGGTCGTGAGTCTCTAGAACTCATGATAGAAGTCGCACGTGAGTCAGAACACCCACGTGCCTTCGAAGTTCTCTCTGGTATGATAAAAGGTATTGCAGATGTCAATGACAAGTTGATGGACTTGAATAAGAAACAGAAAGAACTCACCAAAGAAGACAAACCTGCCGAACCTACCACTACTAATAATAATCTATTCGTTGGTTCCACTACAGACCTTCAGCGTATGCTGTTAGGCGATGAAAAAACTATTGACCAAGACGACGATGAAGACGATATTACGTAAGAAAAACAAAACCCAATTAATAAAGATAACAGACGACACCTTCACTGTTCCAGAGTATAAGAAATTACTCTCGACTATGAAGATAATGGTCGAAAATTCTTTAAATCCTCTCAGAAACGACACATGGCCTAAAGAATTAGTGGATGGTGTAGGTGCGTATAGTGACACATATTCAATATCTGACCCTGATATCGTTCATCTGTTAGCTGACAAATGCATGTCTGTTATCGGTAGTAGTAAGAATTATGAGGACTACCTTGTAATGTATTATGAGGGGGATAGTCAGTCTGGACTAAATTGGCACACCGATAAGGCCTATTCAGCATCTGCATCGATTTACCTGAATGATGACTGGAATGATAATTATGGTGGTTACTTTATTTTCAAAATGAATGGTGACAAATTGAAAACTGGTGTTAGTCCAGACTTGGGTACGGCCGTGTTTCAAAAAGGTGAGATACTTCATGCTGTTACTTCAACAAGACATAATGCGCCTCTCCGAAAGTCTATACAGGTCTTTATAAAGTGACATCATTCACCAAGAACTCATATCTAGGAAACCCTCAAGTTAAAAGAGATGGTGTCGCAGAAGAGTGGGACAAGAAAACTCTGCGAGAATATGGCAAGTGTATGAAAGACCCAGCATACTTTTGTCGTAAGTATGTCAAGGTCGTGCACCTAGATAAAGGGTTGGTACCATTCAAGTTGTATGATTATCAAGAGGAAATGTTTAAACACTTCAATGATAATAGATTTTCTGTTGTTCTCGCCTGTCGCCAGTCTGGTAAATCAATTAGTTCGGTAGGGTATATTTTATGGTATGCTGCATTCCATCCAGAAAAAACTATTGCCATTCTTGCCAACAAAGGTGCGACGGCACGTGAGATGTTATCTCGTGTTACACTCATGTTGGAGAACCTCCCGTTCTTCCTACAGCCTGGGTGTAAGGCACTCAACAAAGGGTCAATAGAGTTCTCTAATAACTCGCGTATCATCGCAGCAGCAACCTCTGGTTCCTCTATTCGTGGTATGTCGGTCAACCTTCTATTCCTAGACGAGTTCGCTTTCGTAGAGAATGCGGCAGAGTTCTACACATCTACCTATCCAGTAATTTCGTCCGGTAAGGACACAAAAGTTATCATAACAAGTACCGCAAACGGTATTGGTAATACTTTCCAGAAGATATGGGAAGGTGCTGTACAGGGTGTAAACGCATATAAACCATTCCGCGTGGACTGGTGGGATGTGCCGGGCCGAGATGAGAAGTGGAAGGCACAGACTATTGCGAATACGTCTCAGTTACAATTCGACCAAGAATTCGGTAATACGTTCTTTGGTATGGGTAATACTCTTATTGAGGGACAAGTACTTCTAGATTTACGTGCGCGTGAACCACTTCGCCGACTGGAAGGTGGTGATGTATTAGTATATGAAGACCCCATTACGGATCACCAGTATATCATGACCGTTGATGTTTGTCAAGGGCGTGGCCAAGATTATTCTACATTTACTATATTTGATGTTTCGGTACAACCATTTAAACAGGTGTGCGTATACAGAAACAACAGGATATCTCCAATTCTTTATCCTAATGTCATCTATAAATGGGCTACCTCGTACAACGAAGCGTATGTTATTGTAGAGAACAATGACCAAGGTATGGTCGTGTGTGTTGGTCTGTATCAGGACTTAGAGTATGAGAACATCCACCTAGAGTCAGCAATCAAGGCTGATTCAATTGGTATTCGCATGGACAAGAAAGTCAAACGAATTGGATGTTCAGCAATTAAGGATATCATCGAGAATCATAAACTAGATATTCATGATGAAAATACCATCATGGAAGTATCAACCTTCGTCTCTAAGGGACTGTCATTCGAAGCGAGTGATGGTAACCACGATGACTTAATGATGAATCTCGTGATGTTCGGGTACTTCGTGAGTTCACAGTCTTTCGGTAATATTGCGGACATTGATTTCAGAACAATGCTATTCGAACAACGAATGAAAGAGATTGAAGATGACTTACCACCATTCGGTATAATTGATGATGGGACAGACTACGTCCCACAATCAGACCTAAGCGACCCATATAGCATGGCTTGGGCCAACTATGAACCCGACAATTGGTAAACTTTCACAAAAGTATAAATAGATACATTGAAAGAATTCTCCGTATTATGTTTAACTTATTATACCTTAACTAAAAAAGGACACTATCATGACTCTATTATCTTCAGAGTCTCCAGCAGTAACAGTAAAAGAAATTGACCTAACGGGCATTGTGCCTGCGGTCACTTCTACTACTGGTGCTATTGTAGGCGAATTTAATTGGGGCCCAATAAACACACCAATCTTAATCGGTAACGAAACCGAATTGGCGTCTACTTTTGGATCCCCGCTAGCAGGAGATGCATATGCAGGAGATTTTCTTTCTGCCTCGTACTTCCTAAAATACTCTTCAAGCGCATTTATAATTCGCGCAGATCGACCAGACATAGACGAAGTTCTAGACTCTGATGGAACTCAAGTAACTCCGGCATACCCTGGCTACAGAAAAGCTGCAGCAGGTATTTTCGAAGCAAAGTACTTCGGTTCTCTCGGTAACACAATTACAGTATCCGTAGCTGATTCATCGACATTTACTGGTTGGGACTTCGAAGGCTACTTCACAACAGCTCCACAAGGTGACGAACTTCATGTCATCGTAACTCTAGGATATGTATCACCTGAAGAATTAGGTGAAGTTGTCGAAACATACGAATTTGTTTCCACTGACCCTAATGCTAAAAACGATAACGGAACTAATAACTTCGTCAATGACGTTATTACTACAAGTTCTTCTTGGGTTACGGCTTCTGGTGTCCCAGCGGCAGGAACGTTTAATTTCGATAACCCACTTGGCGCGGGTGTTGGTACCGGAACAGGTTCTGACGGAACTCCCCTCGAAACAAAAACCGCATATGTCCCTGCGTATGATGCTTTCTTAAACAAGGAAGCTATCCAGATAGATTTCCTAATCCCACCAGCTGGTGGTCAAGACTTAGCGCAAACGATACACGAACAACTTCTTATGGTTGCTACTTCTCGTAAGGATTGTGTTGCAGTAATTTCTCCGACTTCGGGAAATGTTGATGCTATGATAGCATACATCGACACACTTAATGAAAATTCATCTTACTTGGTCGTTGACGGTAACTGGATTAAAGTGTATAACAAAGACGAAGATAAGTACGAGTTCATTCCAGCGGCATCTTCAACAGCAGGTGTTATGGCAGCGGCGGACGCAGTCTCTGCACCTTGGTTCTCACCAGCAGGTTCACGACGTGGACAGTATCTGGGTGTCACCGAACTGTTGATCAATCCTAACAAAACAGAGCGTGATAAACTATACAAGAAAGGTATTAATCCGATTGTTAGTATTCCTGGCCAGGGTGTCCTACTGTTTGGTGACAAGACTCACATGTCTCGCCCATCAGCATTCGACCGAATCAACGTACGTCGACTATTCTTGGTTATCGAAAGAGCTATCAGCAAAGCTGGCGAAAACGTAATGTTCGAATTCAACGATGAGTTTACTCGTGCAGAATTCGTGAACATTGTAGAACCATTCCTACGGGAAATTCAAGGTCGTCGTGGTATCACCGACTTCCGTGTTGTTTGTGACGAAACAAACAATACCGGAGAAGTTATTGACCGCAACGAATTCATCGCAAGTTGCTTCATCAAACCAGCACGTTCAATCAACTACGTAACTTTAAACTTCGTGGCTGTAAGAACTGGTGTTGACTTTGAAGAAGTCGTCGGCACAGCAGGAGTATAATCATGTCATTAAGAGTAGACGATTTTAAAGCAAAATTAAAGGGTGGTGGTGCACGTCCCAATTTATTCCGTGCAACAGTTAACTTCCCAGCATACGCTGGCGGTAATGCAGAGTTGACTTCTTTCATGTGTAAAGGCGCACAACTACCAGCATCAATTATGGCTGTCATTGAAGTTCCTTTCCGTGGACGACAGTTGAAGATTGCGGGCGACCGTACATTTGAACCTTGGACAGTTACAGTAATCAACGATACTGATTTCGCTACACGTAACGCCATGGAAAAGTGGATGAACGGTATGAATGGTCACAGTGCCAACACGGGTATCACTAATCCTGTTGCTTACCAAGCTGACTTAATTGTTGATCAGTTGGACAAAGATGGTTCAGTGTTGAAGACATATAACTTCCGTGGTTGTTTCCCGACAAATATTTCGGCAATCGACCTAAGTTATGAAACCAATGATACAGTCGAAGAGTTTACAGTAGAATTCCAAGTTCAATATTGGGAGTCAGATACCACTAGTTAATGGTATTATAAGTAGTACTATGGGGGTGGTTCTCCACCCCCCTTTTATTATTAAGAGGTTTTTATGGCAGATAACAGCGTATTTAAAGCATTTGGTTTTGAGATAAAAAAAGTTCAAAACAAAAACAATGAAAGCGAAAAGGTTTCTTCTATCGTACCAAAGGTAGACGAAGATGGTGCTGGATACGTCACGGCCTCAGGTTCTTACTTTGGTCAGTACGTCGATATGGAAGGTACTGCCGCAAAGGACAATCAAGAACTAATTAAAAAGTATCGCAACATGGCAGAACACCCAGAGTGTGATGCTGCGATTGAAGACATCATCAACGAAGCAATCGTTTCGTCTGAGCTAGAAAGTTCTGTTTCTGTTAACCTAGATAAGGTTGATGCACCAAACAAAATCAAAAAGACCATCACCGAAGAGTTTGATAATGTAGTTAACATGTTGAACTTTGAAGAATATGGTCACGACATATTCCGTTCGTGGTACGTTGACGGAAGATTATATCATCACCTAGTAGTAAACGAATCAAACATGAAGGCGGGTATTCAAGAAGTCCGTCCTATCGATGCAACCAAGGTTCGTAAAGTCAAAGAGGTGCAATACAAAAAAGATTCCAAGACAGGTGCGAAGATTGTTGATAAAACCAACGACTTCTACATCTATCAAGAGCGAGCGGGTGCTAATAATGGTATCAAGCTAACTCCGGATTCGATTTCGTATGTCACTTCAGGTCTTCTGGATACCAGTAAGAAACGTGTACTGTCGTATCTACAGAAGGCGATGAAACCAGTAAACCAATTGCGTATGATGGAAGACTCTTTGGTCATCTATCGTATGGCACGTGCACCTGAACGTCGTATCTTCTATATTGACGTGGGTAACTTACCGAAGGGTAAAGCGGAACAACATTTAAAAGACATCATGTCCCGATACCGTAACAAAATTGTTTACGATGCGAATAGTGGTGAAATCAAAGATGACCGAAAGCATATGTCTATGCTAGAGGACTTCTGGTTACCACGTCGAGAAGGTGGTCGTGGTACAGAGATAAGTACTCTACCTGGCGGTGAGAATTTAGGACAGATTGACGATATCATTTATTTCCAAAAGAAGTTGTATCGTTCTTTGAATGTTCCGCTTAACCGTCTAGAACAAGAGTCGCAGTTCTCTCTGGGTAGGTCTACAGAAATTAACCGCGATGAGGTGAAGTTCCAGAAGTTCATCGACCGTCTACGTAGTAAGTTTGGACACTTGTTCTTGGGTATCCTCAAGAAGCAACTTATCCTAAAAGGTGTTTGTACGGAGCAAGACTGGGAAGCATGGAAGCACCAAATTCAAGTCGACTTCTCTAGAGACAACCATTTTTCTGAATTAAAAGACGCAGAACTACTACGTGAACGTCTACAGACAATGGATCAAATTTCTAGTTACGTCGGTGAATACTTCTCACGCGAGTGGGTAATGAAAAACGTAATGATGTTTAATGATGAAGACATAGAAAATATGTCAAAACAAGTTGAAGCCGAGAACGAAAATGGCGGAAACGAAGAAGAGGAAATTTAATAATGAGTGAAGTAGAAGCAAACCCAGCACTAGATTTTGTCAACGCCCTTCAGGGTGGAGACTTTAATAATGCAGAAAAGTTGTTTAATGGTATCCTAGATGACAAGATGCAACAGTCTCTAGACGCAGAGAAGGTCTCTGTAGCAGACCAAATCTTCAACGGTGTAGAACCAGTTGAGGTAGATATGGATGACTCTGAGATTGATGCTATACTGGACAGCGAAGTCGAAGAAGAAGAATTTTCGGCAGAAACCGAATAAATATTCACTATAAATATATTTTTGTATAAATACTCCTAAACGAGGACTAATTGTGAAAACATTTAAAAGTTTACGGGAAGCAAAAGACAAAGTTGTCTTCAACAAGAAGATGTCTGGTTACCCTGTTGTTATCACAAAAACTGCCAAAGGATTTTACCTAACTATTGATGGTGATTCCGTTGACACGTTTAAGTCACAAAAAGAAGCGGAATCAACCGCGAAGCAAGTCCTCAAAGACTTAGGTAAATAAAATGAAACTGATTAGCGAATACGTAGAAAACGATGTACAATGCATTGTAGAAGCTAAAGATAATGGTGAGAAGAGTTACATTATTGAAGGTGTATTTGCGCAAGCAGACAAGAAGAATAGAAACGGACGTATCTACCCAAGAGCCATTATGGAACGAGCGGTAGATAAGTACGTTGAAGACCAAGTTAGCAAAAAACGTGCTGTAGGTGAGTTGAATCACCCTGAAGGCCCAACTGTTAATTTGGATAAAGTTTCTCACCTCATCACTGACCTAAAATTGGAAGGTAATGATGTGGTAGGAAAGGCACAAATTTTGGATACTCCTATGGGTAAGATCGTAAAAGGTCTCTTAGAGGGTGGTGTTCAACTAGGTGTGTCAACTCGTGGTATGGGAAGTCTTGAGCAGAAAAATGGCGTCATGTACGTCAAAGAAGACTTTATTCTTAATACGGTAGATATCGTACAAGACCCAAGTGCACCTGAAGCTTTCGTTAATGGGATTATGGAAGGTGTCGACTGGGTATGGAATAATGGAATTCTACAACCTCAAGTCATTGAAGAGATAGAGACTGAAATTAAGCAAGCACCAATTGCACATCGACCTGAAGTGCAAATTCGTGAGTTCAAGAATTTCCTCTCGTTAATCAAATCTAAACTATAAGGAGTCATCTATGACTGATCTTAATCAAAAAGTCGAAGCTGAAATCCGCGATACAGATGTTGAAACTAACGAAATCGTGGAGGAAACTCTCGAAGAAGCACAAGCTCCTGCAGCTAAGGGTGTAAAGACAGACGGACAGGAAATATCTGAGCCAGAGTCAATCGCATCAGTAGACAAAGCAGCCGACGCAACTTCTAAGGCTTCATTACCAAAAACTAAGGCAGGTATGATCAATGCGATGTACCAGTCCTTAAATAAAATGAAAAAAGGCGACCTAACGGCAGCCTACTCGAAGATGATGGAAGGTACTGACCTAGAAGACGTTATTGCAGAAGAGACTAACACTCAGTCTGAACTTGCGGCAATTGTTGAAGGTGAAGCAACTCTATCTGAAGAGTTCAAAGAGAAGACATCAGTAATTTTTGAAGCAGCTGTAAAAACTAAGTTGTCAGAAGAAATCACGCGTCTTGAAGAGCAATACTCTGAAGAACTATCTGAAGAAGTCGAATCTATCAAAACTGACCTAGTCGGTAAAGTCGATTCATATCTTAACTATGTAGTTGAATCTTGGATGGAAGAGAACAAGTTAGCGATCCACTCCGGTCTACGTACCGAAATCGCTGAAGGGTTCATGGACAAGATGAAAGACCTATTTACAGAGTCTTACATCGAAGTTCCAGAGTCTAAGGTAGACCTAGTTGACGAACTAGCAGCACAAGTAGAAGAATTAGAAGAAAAACTAAACTCTACTACTGGCGATGCAGTTTCACTTGCAGAAGAACTAGAAACTTACAAGCGTGAGTCAATCATCGCTGAAGCTTCTCGTGGCCTTGCAGACACACAAGCGGAAAAGTTAAAAGACCTTCTAGAGACAGTAGAATTTGAAAGTGAAGAAACCTTCACTGCTAAAGTAACTACTGTTAAAGAGTCATACTTTTCAAAAGAAATCCCTGAGCAAATCGAAGAATCAGTTTCAGACGAAGCTGAAGAAGAAGTTGAAGTATCTTCTATGATGGAAGGTTACATCTCTGCTCTAAGAAAAACCTCTAAGAAATAAGGAATCTAAAAATGAACAAATCATTCGACACACTGATTGAAAAGTGGTCACCAGTTCTTAACGAAGAATCAGCTGGTAAAATCACCGATCATCACCGTAAGGCAGTAACTGCTGCTATCCTAGAAAACCAAGAACGAGCAATGATGGAAGAACGTTCAGCTTCTCAGGGTTTTCTAACTGAAACTCCAACCAACGCAACTGGCGCTGGTGTAAACAACTGGGATCCAGTTCTAATCTCTCTAGTCCGTCGTGCAATGCCTAACCTAATGGCATATGACGTTTGTGGTGTTCAGCCAATGTCAGGCCCAACTGGTCTTATCTTCGCGATGAAATCACGTTACACTTCACAAACTGGTGACGAAGCACTATTCAACGAAGCTGACTCAGCATTCTCTGGTTCTCCTTCAAGCTCACAAACTGGTGACTCTTCTGGTATGTCTGGATTTGATCCAGCAGCACAAACTGGTCGTGAACTAGATGCAGCTGGTCGCCCAATGGCTACTTCTGTTGCTGAATCTCTAGGTAACACTGGCCCTGACTTCGCAGAAATGGGTTTCTCAATCGAGAAGCAATCTGTTGTTGCTAAGTCACGTGCACTTAAAGCAGAATACTCTCTAGAACTAGCACAAGACCTTAAAGCAATCCACGGTCTTGACGCAGAAACTGAACTAGCGAACATCCTTTCAACTGAAATCCTAGCGGAAATCAACCGTGAAGTAGTTCGTACAGTTAACACTCAAGCAGTTCTAGGTGCACAACAAGCTTCAATCGCACAAAAGGGTGTATTCGACCTAACTTCAGACGCAGATGGCCGTTGGTCAGCAGAGAAGTTCAAGGGTCTAGTAATTCAATTAGATCGTGAAGCGAACGAAATTGCTAAGACAACTCGTCGTGGTAAGGGTAACATCGTAATCTGTTCATCAGACGTTGCTACTGCACTTGCTGCTTCTGGTCAGTTGGATTATCAAGTTGGCGCTGGTCTTGCAGTTGACGATACTGGTAACACTTTTGCTGGTACTCTAAATGGTAAGATGAAAGTTTATATCGACCCATATGCCACTACTGACTACGTAACTGTAGGTTATAAGGGTGCTAACGCATATGACGCTGGTGTATTCTACTGCCCATACGTACCTCTACAGATGGTTAAAGCTGTTGGCGAGAATGACTTCCAACCACGTATCGGGTTCAAGACTCGTTATGGTATGGCTGCTAACCCATTTGTTTCTCCAGCTGGTGAGCAGAACATCGCTGCTACTGCGGGAATCAACACGTACTACCGTATCTTCCGTGTAGACAACCTAATGGTTACTGTATAAGATATATAAAAAGAGCATGGAGCGGGCGTCTAACCCGTTAAACCACGCCATTTTAGGGACTCTTCGGAGTCCCTTTTTTTATGCGTATAAATAAAGACAACCAAGAGGACACATCATGGCACTTACAGAAAACAAAAACTTCTTACAACCTACCGGATTCCGTGTTGTCATCGAACGAGAACATTATGGTAATCTGGAGTTCTTTGCACAATCAGTGAGTCACCCCGGCGCGTCTGTTGCTGCGGTTGAGATACCTGTACCCAGAGTACAAGGTCTTCCTATGCCTGGCGATACTATTAATTACGGTGAACTCTCTCTAAATTTAATCTTAGACGAAGACCTAACTGCATACAAAGAAGTACAGACATGGTTGGAAGATTCGGTATATCGTAAAGTTGATAATATTCACCACGACATAAAGGTGATTGTTTTGACTAGTCACAATAATTTCTGCGCACAGATTCATTATAAAAACTGCATACCTACACAATTAGGTGCAATAGAGCTTATATCTACAACGGGCGATGTTACATATATAAACTTTGACGTTACCCTTAGATTCTCGGAATTTGTATTGTCATGAGTCTAGAAAAGTTCCCCATTAGAAATCAAGAACTTATCAACATTCTAGAGGATTTTAGGTACACTTACCGTGAGTTGTATCTTCCAGAAAAAACAAACCGCCCATTAAAAGAAGAACAACTCGGCATGGCTGACCACTATACTGGTGAGGAAGAGATGCATCGTATTGTTGGTATGGGTGAAAAACATCATGGAGCGGCGGAGAATTCTTTTTGTTATCCAATAAAACCAGAATTTTATACAGGGACGCATCCCGAAGAGTATAGGAAAAACTGGGAGCATCTCGACTTAAAAATGACAACTGAACTTGGTTTAGAACTAAGTGTGTTGTCCACTTTATACCCGCCTCAAGGATTCATTGGCTGGCATAACAACGCTAATGCTGCGGCACACAACTTAATATTCACTTGGTCGGAAACCGGTGATGGGTGGTTCAAGTACATTGACCCGAAAACTCAAGAACTCGTAACTGTCCCTGATGAGAAGGGATGGAGTCTCAAGGCCGGGCATTTTGGTGTATATGGTTCTGGTGATGTTGTGTATCACGCAGCCAGAACAAACTGTTATAGAATGACTTTGAGTTACGTGTTAGGTACCAACGAACATTATTGGCAAGATTGTATTGACTTTATAACGACTTAGTGTTATACTATATACCTTACATGAATAAGGTTTTTATATGATAGATTTGGAATCCATTCTAAAGGAATGGCAGGATGACTGTGAAATTTCTCAACATCAACTGGACGAAGTTTCTCGCCAAACCCCTTCGCTTCATGCGAAGTACTTACAGTATCTGGCGCTCGCCAAGTTACAACTAAAACGTTCTGAAAACAACCAGAAGACGTTACTCAAACAAAAGTTCCTGTACTATAACGGGAAGATGTCACAAGAAGAGATACTTTCTACTGGATGGGACTTAGACCCTTTCAATGGGCTTCGTATGCTTAAAGGTGAGATGGAATACTACTACGACGCAGACCCTGAGATTCAGAAGTCCGAGGAAAAGGTCGTCTATCATAAGACACTTATTGAAACACTAACTAATATCGTCGATACTCTCAAGTGGCGGCATCAAACCATTCGAAATATGATATCGTGGAGGCAGTTCGAAGCTGGTGGTTAAATCGGTAAACAACTACTCAGGATGGCACGAAGATAATTGCAAGTTAAGAAAGACCTAAGTATACAAAGGTAAGGTGTGATATGTATGATACAGAAGACCTAAAGAAGGCAGAACAACTGCATTTTCTAGGGCATAAAATTGATATAGACGTTATTGAACTAGCAAAAATTATTTATGAACGTAGACAACAAGATTCGAATCAGGATGGTCAACCACAGTTACTTCGCGGTTGATGCACACCCTGCTCAGGAACAAGAGTTAAGAGAATACTTTTCTTTCTTCGTGCCTGGCTACAAGTTCGTACCAAGTTATAAGCGCAAGCAGTGGGACGGTAAAATCCGTCTCTATAACTTAATCTCTAAACAAATGAACGTAGGTCTCTATACACACCTACGTCGTTTTTGTGCAGACCGTTTTTATCAACTCGAAATTCTCGAACATGAAGTTTATGGAATACCTTCGTTCAAGGAAGACATAGACCACCCTGCGCTCATCGATTTCCTAGCAGTCCTAGACGCACCCTTTAAACCTAGAGACTATCAGTACAAGGCCATATCTCATGGAGTTGAGAATCGTCGGTGTATTCTGTTAAGTCCTACAGGTAGTGGTAAGTCGTTTATAATATACAATCTTCTGCGTTATTGTTATGAGGTGACCGAAGGTAAGATTCTGGTCATTGTTCCCACCACTTCCCTAGTTGAACAAATGTATAAGGACTTTGCTGACTATGGTTATGATGTAGATGAGTTTTGTCATAAAATCTATTCTGGTAAGGAAAAGGTCACCGATAAAAGAGTCATCATATCTACTTGGCAGTCCATTTATAAGTTCGGTAAAGAATGGTTCGAACAATTCAACACTATCTTCGGTGACGAAGTACATCTTTTCAAAGCAAAATCTCTCTCCAGTATGATGGACAAGTGTACTGAAGCACAATATCGGTTTGGTCTTACGGGAACTCTTGACGGCACCGAAACAAACAAATTAGTATTAGAAGGTTTATTTGGCCCGACTTTTACGGTGACTAGAACCGTAGAATTACAAAAGAATAAACAGCTTGCAGAACTAGATATCTCTATTCTTCTGTTGAGGTATCATAGTGATATTTGCAACATGATGAAAGAGAAAAACTACCAAGAAGAACTTGACTATATTGTTACATATGAGCCACGTAATAAGTTTATAAGTAAGGTTGCACTAGACCAAACGGGCAATACTTTGGTGATGTTTCAGTTTGTAGAGAAACATGGTAAGGTGTTGCATGAAATGATTAAGTCGTTAGCGCCTGAAGGAAGAAAAGTGTTTTATGTATCGGGTGAGGTAGATGCGACTGATCGAGAACAGATACGAGGAATTGTAGAAAACGAAAATGACTCTATTATTGTTGCCTCTCTTGGCACTTTCAGCACTGGCATCAACATCCGCAACTTGCATAATATTGTATTCGCGACTCCATCCAAATCGCAAGTTAAAGTCCTCCAATCGATTGGTCGCGGTCTTCGTCAGTCTGATGACGGTAGGACTACTAAGCTTATTGATATCGCTGATGATTTGCATGTCAAGTCTCATAAGAATTTTACTCTGAAACATAGCGCCGAAAGGATTAAGATATATACTAAGGAAGGGTTCTCTTATAAGATTTACCCTATTGACTTGAAACCCATAATATCTAAGGATGATGAAAATGAGCTCTTCGATTAGACACTTGAAATTAATCACTGGGGAAGAGGTAATCTGTGAAGTATTAGATGAATCTCCGGAATCAATCGTTGTTAATAACGCAATGAGCTTGATGCAGAATACTTTAAAGAGTGGTGAAAAATTCTTTACGTTTAAAACATATATGGTTTATCAGGACACTCCGATGAATTGTATTGTCATCTTTACCGATAAGATTATGTCGTTAGCGATACCTGCTAAAGAAATGCTTGCACAGTATAATACCGCACTCAAGGAGATGGCTAGATATCTTGAAGAAAACTATGGTGATTCCGTTGAAGACGATTCTAGAAAAGACCTGTCACTTGATGACTATCTAGATGCGATGGACGATTTGTCAACTGAGTCGTTTGACTCTGATGTTGACGGAATGTCGATGAATTAATATGCTTATATACCCTCTGGACTACAAGCTAGATTATACACTACAAAATATGTTCTGTCAAGGGCATCGAGGAGAAAAATGTTGTTTCATATAATTATTCCGTTAAGCACGTTCATTCCCAAGAGATTCGCGGCATACGTCTTCGGGCCTATCATCTTTGTTCGTAAAGCACACAGAAATAACACCGCTTTGATAGAGCATGAGAAAGTTCATGTCCATCAGTTCTGGAGAACGTTTTGTACTCACGGGATTTGGTATCAGTTCAATAAAGACTATCGACTTCGTTCTGAAGTGGAAGGTTATGCTGTACAGATAAAGGTTAGACAAGAGTTAGGTCTTGCACCACACTTTGAACGGTACGCAACTTTTATCTCCACTCATTATAACTTAGATGTCACTGTTGAAGAGGCACTAGAGTTGTTAGTTAAACAACATAGTACCTTGCGATAGAGAATTAAGTAAAACATTGACAAACCACCACTTTTTTGTTATAATGGCTATTAAATTAAACAAGTGATATAAATTATGAAACCAAAAGAAAAACCGCATTACGTAAGTAATAAAGATTTCTCAAATGCAGTAGTGGAATACTGCATCACCGTCAAGGAAGCGAAGGAAGAGGGTATGCCTCGCCCTGTGGTCACTAACTATATTGCTACTTGTTTTCTAAAGATTGCCGAAGGACTTTCTCATAAAGGTAACTTCGTTCGTTATACCTATCGTGAAGAGATGGTGATGGACGCAGTAGAGAATTGTTTGAAAGCCATCGAGAACTATGATATTGAAGCTGCTACCCGTTCGGGTAAACCAAATGCCTTCGCATACTTCACGCAAATATCATGGTATGCATTCCTACGTCGCATTCAGAAAGAGAAGAAACAACAAGACATCAAGATGAAGTACATCGCCGAAGCAGATATCAGCGCATTTATGGGTGATGACGACGGTGGATACTTCGAACAACAAGCCTCTCCTTTTGTTGATACTCTTAGACAGAGAATTGACGTTGTTAAGACGGCTGACACAGAATTCAAAGAGTATGTAAAGGAAGAGAAGAAACGTAAACGACGTGCTGTAAACGTAGATTCTGATTTAGCAGACTATCTGGAGTAAGCGATGGACTTAGTAACTGCGGTAATGTACCTGTCCTTTGTAACGAAGAGTGATATTTCTGATGAACAGTGTAGAAGTCTTGTTATGGACAATCTTGGTAAGGATGCGATAAGTCTTGCTAAAGAATATGGTGTTAGATATGTTTGCACCCCCGCAACAACAAAAGACAGAATGTATAAAATTTCCCGTGATAACCAAGACAGACTTCGTCGAGAGAAGAAGAAAGAAAGGGCTCTTGGTAAGAAGACCTTTGAGAGGTGTGGTGATAAATTCTGTGACACCACCAACCTCCCTGCCGATTATAATATTAAGCTAGAATAGACTTGACAAACCCCTTGTAATATAGTATAATAACCGTCATATACATTGAGTTGAGAGTTGAGTCTTATGAAAGAGTTAGTTACACCACATTATCAGTTTATCTGTCCTCCCTATAATTGTGATATTAGTCCAAACGAATGTATTTCTATAGTTGAAGTGGACTAATAAATGAAGCTTGCAATTTTGAATGACACTCATTGCGGGTGTCGTAATTCGTCTGATATTTTTATGGACTACCAAGAACGATTCTACAGCGAAGAGTTCTTCCCCTACCTAAAAGAGAATGGTATTACCCAGATTCTACATTTGGGTGATTACTATGACAATCGCAAAACGATTAACCTCAAAGCGTTGAACCACAACCGGCAGATATTCTTGGACAAACTCCGTGAGTATAATATTCACATGGATATCATTCCCGGCAACCACGACGTTTACTTCAAGAATACTATCGAACTGAACTCATTGAAAGAGTTGATGGGCCACTACATCAATGAAGTGGACATCCTCATGGATCCTATTGTCCGTGACTATGGTGGTGTTAAGTTCGGTCTAGTCCCTTGGATATGTCCTGAGAACGAGAAAACAATTCTAGAATTCTTGAACAACTGCGGCGCGGATGTTATTGCCGGTCACTTTGAACTTGCAGGTTTTGAGATGGACAAAGGTCTTGTCTGTCATACGGGTATGGATCCGAAACCATTAGAACGTTTTGAAACCGTGTTATCCGGACACTTCCACACTAAATCTAGCAAGGGTAACATTCACTACCTTGGTGCTCAGATGGAGTTCTTCTGGAATGACGCACACGACCCCAAGTACTTCCACATCTATGATACAGAAACTCGTGAGATGACCGCAGTACAGAACAAGGTAACTCTGTTTCATAAGATTTATTACAATGAAGATACTGTAAATTACTTTGAAGACATGTCTTACCTTGCGGGTAAGTTTGTGAAGTTGATTGTTGCCAATCGTTCTGACATGCAGAAGTTCGAGAGATATGTCGATAAGATACAGGCCCAGAAGATTCATGAACTGAAGATTGCAGAAGACTTCAAAGAATTCCGTGGAGAAAATGTCTCTGATACTGATATTACTATTGACGACACCGAAACTTTAGTGTATAATTATATCCAAGAAGTCGAAACAGATTTGGATAAAGACCGAATCAAGGCAGTAGTAGCTGAACTAATGGTTGAAGCACAGAGTATCGAGATAGCATGATCAAATTCCAGACCTTAAAATGGCGTAATTTCCTTTCAACTGGAAATTATTTTAACGAAATAGATTTCCTAGACAGTTCCACTAACTTGATTGTTGGTGAGAACGGTGCTGGTAAGTCTACGATGTTGGACGCATTATCGTTCGCATTGTTTGGTAAAGCTCACCGAAAGATCACCAAGAATCAATTGATTAATACTATCAATAATAAAGATTGTGTGACTGAGGTTACTTTTAGTGTTAACTCTGTCCAATATCGCGTTGTGCGGGGAATCAAACCCGCCAAGTTTGAAATCTGGAAAGATGGTACAATGATTAACCAGAGCTCACATGCACGTGAATACCAAGATATTCTTGAGAAGAATGTCTTTCAGATGTCTCATAAAAGTTTCCACCAGATTGTTGTTCTAGGTTCGTCGTCTTTTGTCCCGTTCATGCAACTCAACTCAACCTCTCGACGTGACGTGATAGAAGACCTCCTTGATATTAACATCTTCTCCAAGATGAATATGTTACTCAAGGAGAAGACCTCTCTCCTTAAAGGCGAGCTTGAGAACAACACCCATTCTATTGAAGTGGTCAAGACTAAGATTAATGCACAGAAGAAGTATATCCGTGACTTGACCGCAATCAACACCCAACACCGTAAAGATAAAGAGGGTGAGATATCAGATATTCGAGATGAAATCGAAGAACTAAATGCTGCGAACAGCGCTTTATCTGAGACGGTTAACACTCTATTACCCACTATCACTGACAGTCTAACTAGTGTTCGTTCTAATAAACAGAAACTAGACCAATACTATGCGCAGTTTAAGACACAGGTTAAGTCTGTAGTCAAGGAGGCAAAGTTCTTTGACCAGAATGAAGTGTGTCCTACTTGCGAACAAGACATTGCAGAAGAGTTGCGTAATGCTAAAAAGGATGCAGCAACCGCCAAGGCTAAAGAACTGAAGATTACAATGGATGAGGCGGAAGTTCAGCAGAAAACCTATGGAGATGAGATAGTTTCTTTGGAAACACAGATGAACGCTTGTCTTGCAGATCAGAACACGTTAAACAACAATCAGCAAACCATCTCTCGTTTACAAAGGTCTATCGATAAACTTCGTACCGACTTGGACAACATGGCGGATAGTTCGGGTGACATGGGACAGGCCAACACTGACCTTAACTCTCTAGACTCGGAACTTCATGAGCGGACTGATGAAAAGTACATTCTTAACGAGAAGGCGTCTTATAACCGTATAGCCAGTGAGTTACTGCGCGACACCGGAATCAAGACCAAGATTATCCGACAGTACATTCCGGTCATCAATGAGTTGACTAATAAGTACTTGCAGATTCTAGACTTCTTTGTACACTTTGAACTGGATGATAGTTTCAGCGAAACCATCCGGTCACGATATCGAGACACGTTTTCTTACGACTCTTTCTCTGAAGGTGAGAAACAGCGTATTGACTTGTCCCTACTATTTACTTGGCGACAGATTGCTAAGATGAAGAATTCAGTATCGACTAATCTGTTGATACTAGATGAAACGTTCGACTCTTCGTTGGACGGTGAAGGTGTAGATAACCTTATGAAGATTATCGACACTTTGAAAGAGGACACTAATGTTTTTGTGATATCTCACAAGACTGAACTTGAGGATGCTCACTTCGAACGCAAGTTGACATTCGTTAAAGATAAAAACTTCAGTCGAATGAAAGAAAGTACTTGACAGACGTGTCATATTGTTATATAATGGTCACCATACTAACTAAGGAACAAACCAATGGAACTATCTAGTCGCACAGTCGAGATTCTTCGTAACTTCTCGACTATCAATCCAAACATTGTAGTCAATGGCGGTAACGTCTTAAAGACTATGTCTATCGCAAAGAACATTGTATCTCGTGCTGAGATCGAAGAGACCTTCCCGAACACGTTCGGTATCTACGACCTCTCTGAGTTCTTGTCGGTATTGTCACTAGTTGACCGTCCTTCGATTACTTTCGGCGAGAGCTTCTGTACCGTTTCTGACGGCAGCGGGTTGTCATCGGTGAAATACTTTTACTCTGACCCTGAGATGCTTTCTTCACCAAAGAAAGATATTGTTATGCCACAGGGTGAAGTACAATTCTTGCTTACTAATGAAACTTTAAGTAAGATCAAACGTGCGTCATCTGCACTTGGCTATGATAATATCTCTATCCGTCCAAACGGTAATTCTGTTGAGATTGCGGTAGTCGATGCCAATGACTCTACGTCTAATTCCTATTCTGTGTTAGTTGAAGGAACCTTCCCTGAAGGTGCTGACTTTAACTTCATCATGGGAGTATCTAACATGAAGTTGTTGGGTGAAGACTACGAGGTTTCTATCTCAACAAAGTTAATCTCCAACTTCAAATCAATTACTTCAGAAACGCAATACTTTATTGCACTTGAAAAGTCATCTACTTACGGAGCCTAAAATGACTGAAGAACAAAAGAATCTAAATGACCTAGCGAATCGTGTTGCACGTTCTTGTATTGCTGTGGTCGACACTGTAGTCACCCGTGGTGGTTTTAAGGGTGAAGAACTAACGACGGTTGGTCAGTTGCGCGACCAAGCAATCCGAGTGGTATCACTTTACGAAAGCGTCGCAAAAGCATTTGCAGAAGAAGAAGTAGCAGCTGCAGAAGCTTCTAAATCTAAGAAGAAGTAAAGCAACCCCTTTCGGTCTCTTGGGTCATAATGTCTTTGCCCAAGGATGTGATTCGAATTTGAATATGATTTATATTATGAAACTGTTTGATTCAAGAGACCGACCTTTTATTATGTACTGCAATTGATAAAACTAGACCCCTATATAGCTAAAGAAACCGCAGTACATGTGTTGACGGGGGCGATGATTAATTACCCCCTCAACATTTTCTTTTTGTGGTTGATTGTAGGTGAGTGGGAGATAACAGACCCATTCTGGATTTCCAACATAATTACTTGTTGGTTCTCTGTTGTCGCCTTTACGAGAATATACATAGTAAGGTCTTACTCAGAAAAACGAAAGAAGAATACCGGAAACGGTAGACCCAATAGAAAGTAAATGCCCTTATAGCTCAGTTGGTAGAGCACTTCACTTGTAATGAAGATGTCCCGCGTTCGAATCGTGGTGAGGGCTCCATTTTATATATTATGAATACGGTGAGTTATGACTTCTACATCATCTGGTGTCTACTCTGACACCGCATATACATTTACAAGCGAAAGTGTGAGTGCTGGACATCCGGATAAAGTTGCAGATGCAATCTCTGATGCGGTTGCTCACTACTTAATTGATAATAACATCCATAATCGTGCCGCAGTTGAAACCCTAGTTACGACTAACATGGTAACCCTTGCTGGGGAGTACAAGAGCGACAAGTTCAATAAAGATGTCATTGCACAAATTGTACGAGGTGTCGTAAAAGACATTGGATATGAGCAAGACGGTTTTAATTGGAACACTTTAAAGATCTATAACGAACTGCACGGTCAGTCGCCCGATATCGCATTAGGAACCGATGACTTCGGTGCGGGTGACCAAGGACTTATGTTTGGGTACGCGACTAATGAAACTGATGACTATATGCCTCTTGCAATTAGTCTCAGTCATAGTATACTTCGTGAAATTACTGCTGCGTTACCTTTCGGCCCTGATGCGAAGGCGCAAGTCTCTGTAGACTACTCTGATATAGGACAACCAGTGCGAGTGTCTAAGGTGGTCTGTAGTGCTCAGCATACCGCAGACCAAGACATAGAACTTGTACGAACCGTTTTAAGAACATGTATCAAAAGACTTCTGAACGACTGGGTGGACGATGATACTGAATATCTTATTAATCCCACCGGACAGTTTATCATCGGAGGCCCTGATGGTGATGCGGGTGTTACTGGTCGAAAGATTATCGTTGATACTTACGGGGGTTACTGTCCACACGGGGGTGGTGCATTCAGTGGTAAGGACTGTACTAAAGTAGACCGCTCTGGTGCATATATGGCACGTTACCTAGCAAAAAATATCGTTGTAAATAAAGGTGTTGATAACTGTACGGTGCAGTTAAGTTATGCCATAGGCGTCAAAGAACCGACTAGTGTTTACGTATATGCTGACGGTAAAGTGCGTCCAGACCTTGTTGAATGGATTCTGGATAGGGTTGACCTAACCCCTAGAGGCATTATTGATAGATTCAACCTCTTTAACTTGAACTTAAATTTGACCACTAACTACGGACACTTTGGTAAATCCTACTTACCATGGGAAAAACTTGACCTTTACGACTAAATAAAAGTACAAAGTTTGTTTACATGAGGGGAGTAATGTAGTATAATACCCCCATTGAAAGATTAATTATATTATGGAGTAATACATGAGCAATGAGTTTTTGTGGGTCGAGAAGTACCGTCCGAAGAAAGTTTCAGAAACAATCCTTCCGGATGACCTCAAACAAACATTTCAAAACATTGTGGATGGTGGAGAAATCCTCAACATGATGTTCACCGGCACTGCCGGTACTGGTAAGACCACAGTCGCACGTGCGATATGTGAGGAACTTGACCTAGACTATATCGTAGTCAACGGGTCTGAAGAAGGTAACATTGACACACTGCGCGGAAAGATTAAACAGTTCGCATCGTCTGTGTCTCTGTCCGGCGGTTATAAGGTGGTTATCCTCGACGAGGCGGATTACCTAAATCCACAATCGACGCAACCTGCTCTCCGTGGGTTCATCGAAGAGTTCTCTAACAACTGTCGTTTCATTATGACATGTAACTTCGAGAACCGTATCATCGAACCTCTACACTCAAGGTGTTCTAAATACACCTTTAACTTCAATAAGAAAACTATGACCTCGCTATGCGGTGGGTTCATGCAGCGTCTCCAAGGAATCTTGAAAGAAGAAGGCGTGGAGTTCGATAAGAATGTCGTTGCACAGGTAATAATGAAACACGCCCCAGATTGGCGTCGAGTACTTAATGAGTGTCAGAAGGGGTCTCTCTCCGGAACACTTAATATACCTAATGTCTCTGGTAATGATATTTCCGATAGTTACACTCAATTGTTCCGTGCTATTAGAGACAAGAATTTCAAGAAGATGCGGTCATGGGTTGTTAACCACATTGACCTAGAACCCGCATCTATCTACCGTGGTATCTACGATAAAATGTATGACCACGTTGCACCAAATAGTATTCCACAATTGGTTCTTATTCTTGCGGATTACCAGTACAAGAATGCGTTTGTTGCAGACCACGAACTGAATCTAGTCGCTTGTCTTACTGAGGTGATGGCCAACGTGGAAGTCAAGCCGTGATTAATAACACAAAATATTATGAGATGTCTCCGGCAGACAATGTGCTGTATTTTCCAAATAACATTGATGTGAGGCTCTGCCCTAAAAACGGCATGTCTTCATTGAAGGAACTACATAGATTAAATCGCGGGGTATCTGAATATATTGGTCGTGTTGACCGTATAATAAAAGTGAGACAATTCGGAGACCAGTTTAATATCCCGTTTCGCAAAGGTAGTTATCGCATTGCTGTACGTCGCGACCCAGTTATTCGATTTCGTTCCGCGTGTGAGTATATCGTCGCAAATCAGGCTGAATATATTAGACAGGGTAGAATCGATGAACTACCCTCTATGGATAGAGAACTAGATAAAGTTCTTGACCATATAGAAGATGGGACGTTGAAAAACAATCATTTTTACACCCAGTCTTGGTATATGGGAAAGCCAGAAGAGTATGACATGGTGGTATATATTGACGAACTGTCGCGACTTATGGTATTCTTGAACGATGCGGCTGACCTTGGATTTTCGGGAGACGTGTTAGATATTCACGACAATAAATCCAAAATGAAAGTTTATAATAGTTTATTGACTGATAGACAACGCAAAAGAATCGAACAGCTGTATGTAAAGGATTATGAAAATGGATGGTGTAAACTTGATGACAAAATCTAAACTAAGTCCGTTCGACTTCCTGAAGAGTATAAACGACACTAAGGTGAATCTAATTGACCAAGACGAAGACAACGTTAAATACTATAATGGTTTCGTCGTTAATCGGTCTCTATCCTATTTTCCGGATACGGTATTTTTATCCAATGAAATGAATAAATTTCACCACTTAGATGACAAGTTACAATACGATTTTCTTATAAATATTATACGTAAGAAGAAACGATTCTCTAAATGGGATAAACCTGACGAAAGAGCAGACTTGGACTGTGTCAAAATATATTTTGGTTATAGTGAGTCAAAGGCAAAACAAGTTATCGGGCTCTTAACGGAATCACAAATAAAAACCATTAAACATAAGGTGTCCACAGGTGGAAGAGAATAATCTCGTTCAATGGAATTCTGACATGATGTTGGAGATAGTCCTGTCAGAACCAGACGACTTTCTAAAAGTCAGAGAAACCCTAACTCGTATTGGTGTTGCGTCTCGGAGAGATAATACCCTATACCAATCGTGCCATATCCTTCATAAGCAGGGTAGGTACTTCATCGTTCATTTCAAGGAATTGTTCTTACTGGACGGTAAGAAATCAAATCTAGAAACGTCTGATATGGAAAGACGTAATACTATCGCCACGTTACTTGCAGACTGGGGACTGGTGACTATAGTCAATAAAGAGGTCGCAAAAGATTGCGCCCCGATGAGACAGATTAAAATCATCTCATATAAAGATAAGTCCAACTGGACATTACAACCAAAATATAATATTGGTAATAGCTGATGTCAGATAATTATTATGGTATATTTGAAGATAAAGATGAAGAGATAAGAACAAAGACCCCATTTGTAGGTCGGCTTCCATTTGATATGGGGTCGACTTACAATTGGAATGAATTCATGGCTATGATGGATTCTCATCCGAATGACCTATATGATCGTAATTCGGATAAAATGCGTATTGGATTAAATTCTTTTCACTCTCGCGGTAGTGCACCGGAGTTTGCTAAGAACATTTATGAAGAGATGCAAGAGGTATTCACTCTCCACGCCAACAAGATTACTAACATTGCATTCAGTGGTTTTGGTCGTGCGAGTGGTTCATACCCTTGGCACAAAGACTCTATGGACGTTTTTCTCGTTCAAGTTATCAGCACAGTCGGTCTAAAAGTAGAAGGTATTAATGATAACGAATTTTTTGACTTTGAGCCAGGTATGTACGTATACCTTCCGAGAGGTACTCACCATCAGGTCATGCCCCGCGAATCTCGTGTTTCCTTTTCCTTTGGTGTAGAGGGAACTCCTGACCCATCAATGTATTACTGAGGATTGGTGATGGTTGGTAAGAAA